TCATGTCATCCAACTCTTAATTTTAGTTAGTTTGGCTTTACGATCATCCAGACCATTTGTACCACCATTAATACGGCGAGTAATAGTTAGTAGATCATCACGATCAGCAAGCTCATTTAAACCATTGTTAACCCAAAATTTGCAAGCAACCAGTAAACCAATACTTGGTATTGCTACAAGTTCGGGATAGGCTTCAAAATCAATACCTAATGCTCGGCCATATTTTTGATAATTAGTACGCCCAGTTAATTGGATTGGCCCACGTCCCTTAAAGCGAACTCCATCACCAGCCATAATATTGCCTAGATCCTTACGCCCTTCATATGCTGCACCGGATGCGATTTCTTCCATATAGCGAAAATTACCTGACTCATGTGCAAGCTGAGCTATGAAATGCGCAAAACGTAACTCGTTATACAAAATTGCGTATTCTTTTAAATGTATATTTGCAGCTAAAGCAAGTTCTTCAGCTCGGCTTTGATTTGCGCCTAGCTTTTTAAACAAGGCTGTAAGGGTGCCGCGTCCAATCTTTCCATCGACTGCAACACCAAGTATTTTCTGTAAATTACAAAAGTTCATTTCGGTTTCCTTCAGATATAAAAAAACCGCCCGAAGGCGGCATTAGCTGTTTTCAATGTCTTTTCTGGCTTTCTTAAATTCTTTGATCACTTCAACGATCGTTTTACCTTCCTGTTTATCAATAAAGTTAAAAATCCAACGGACCAAAGCCCAACCGGGTAATCCACACACAAAGAAGAAACCACCAAGTGCAATCATCCCCCATACATCAGTAACCCATTCATGAAGCCCCCACTTCACAATAATGAATGAGCCGCCAGCGAGACTTGATACAACTGTACAAATCAAGCCCACTGCCCACTCTTGTGGTGAGCGTGGCATACGAGTCATTAATACAACTGCTGCAACTAGTGCGACCGCTAAAGTCACCATAATTGCTGCCCCGTAGAATTTTAAAATTGCTGTTATACCGCTTGTTGAAACTGGTTCCATGCCTTACTCCAGATTTTTGGCAATAAAAAAGCACCCGTTTGGGTGCTAAAGAAGAGTTAATTTCAATTAAATAAAAAATAAATCATAAATGAGCAGACTAGAATTATTCCCCCTTCTCCCATAGATGAACTGGTACAAACAATCTGGTTATCAGAGTGTAAGTGATTTTGAGATTCTATCATTGCCTGAGTACTAGCAAAGCGCATCTCACGTTGAATTTCATTAAGCAATAAGCTATCCATTCGCATAGTTTTACCTCGCGATTTAAATTGAATAATAGAAAAATGGGGTTAGTAGTTTGTTACATCCAAAATTAAAATATTGTATTGCGCGACTTGAGCAAGACTACCGGAATAACCGGGCTTACTCATTGAATAGACATCCTTAAAAGTTATTTTTACGTATCCGTTTGTGCCGGTAATAACCTCAAGAGCTTTGACGATGTATGCACCACTCGCAAAATAGCACTTAATCGGCTGTAAACCTAAAACTACAGCTAGTTTACGGCCTGATCTAACCACTTCATCAATCAGTACTTGATTAGTAGACATATCACTAATTGTTCCTGATAAAGCCTTTACAACTCTCATGGGTTTAATATTTGTAGAAAAAACCAAAACACCAAGCTCATTTCGTATATTCAGTCCAAATGGATCTCTTACGATCGGATTATCTGTAAATTCAAAAACCTCCATGGGTTGAGTAAGAGCCCAATAATCATCTGGTGTGTAATTTGTTCCTCCCGGCCTTGACGGGACCCAAGCACCCCCGTTTGGACAATGAACAGCAAAGAGTGAACCATAGTTCCCATTTGCTGTTTTTGGAATATATTGGTACATACCGGCATTTTGAGTAAATTTACGGTAAAAACTCATGTTTCTGTATGTACCATCAATCGTAATAGACCTAGATGTATTTCTAAAAACTCCTTTAATAGTCACATTAATAAACTCCAAAATGGATTGTGATTGGCGATCTCCCAATATATTGAGCGGATGAACCTACCTTCCAAACTTGCTTATAAATTGCAGTTGTGCCTGAAAAACTAACTTGAATTTCACTCGGGTATCCAATAATTGGTAAATCGTTTACATTCACACTATGTAAGTGCGGATGATCTACAACGTAAAAAGGTGTTCCTGATGCAAAACCAGCGTGACTAATCACATGTTCAGTTTGGTCATCCCATGCAATCGTTGTGCTAATTAAAAAACGCGTTAAAAAGTCTTCCTCACTAATTAGAATTGAGCCGTCAGGGTTACGTGTTTTTAAGCCGAAAGTCATTAAAAATCTCCCAACTCAATGCGTGCGACATTGTTCTCATCAATCAACCTAAAGCCATCGTCACTGATTTCAACTCGCTTTCCTGTAGCAGATGACTTGAATAAGCCAATTGTTGCAGTAATTGAACTTAGGCTTGTAGCGTAGATTTTGTCAGCAGTAAGGTAACCTATTGAGGCATTATCAACATACAAGCCACGCGGGATAACAGCACCATTTGGCAAAGTCACTGGCGTGTTTTGCAGTGTCATTAATGGTTTTGGCTCTACACCATCAACACCGACAGGCGCACCAAACTGAATTGCATCATAATTGAATATGAAAGTTGAAGTCGTACCATCATTCATTGATCCATGACCGGAAACATGGCCATTTACATCGAACTTAGTAAACTGCTGAGCATAGATGCCATCCACACTTTCACTGACATTTTGAATAGACGCACTATTCTCACCGACTTTTGTTTGCAACGTTTCCGTTACTTTTATCGTTGAAGAAATAGCACTAGCATTTGCATTGATTTGTTGCTGAAACAAAGCATTGCTGTCATTCAATTGTGCAGACACTTGATCTGTACGTTTAGATTGAGCCAAATCGCCTTCAATACGTGCAGATTGCTCTGACCATACGCCTGCATAACCTCCTTCATTTCCGATTAAGTCAGATTCTGACCCAATCAATGGTGGATTGATTTGCGCGTAAACACCGTCAATGCGTACTGTTTGGGCGGCAACTTTGTCATCTACATTCTTAATGTCTGACTTAACTTGCGTCAATTGTCCCGTTGAAGCTTTATCGTCAAGCTCAAGATTAATTAATTCAATTGCCTCAGCATTTGCCGATGACTGCTCAACTGCTACCTGTGCAGATTCACGTACAGTTGCAAGAGCACTATCATTACTTGCGATATAGTTATCTATTTTTTGAACAGTTACCCTATCACCCTCAATTCGTGCTTGTACTTCTCGTTGTGCATAAGCCTGTAAGTTATTTAACTCAACTGCCGTTGTATCAATACGCTTACTAAGTGCTAAGTCCCCTTCGATCATTGCCGATTGAACTGACCAAGTTCCTGCGAAGCCCTGATCATTACCGATCAAATCAGACTCAGATCCAATCAAAGGTGGATTTAACTGTGCATATACACCGTCCGTTTTTTCAGCTACAAGTGAAAGATCATTTGCAACAACACGAATGCTTTCTTGAGCTGCAGCAATTCCCTCGTCACTTGACTGTTTAACAGTATTTACAACTTCAAGAACACCTTCATCACCATCAATAATTTGCTGTGATAAACCATCTTTGGCTTGCTGAATAGCGTTTTGTCGATCAATGACTTCTTGTGCAATCCGATCTTTCGTATTTTGTATATCTTGCTTAATTGGACCAATTTCAGCATCAATAGTCTCAATATGATCAATCTTGGTTTTAAGATCCTGACTAAGTTGTGTTTCACTGATTTGATCGTTCAAGAGCTCAAGAACATCTGTTGCATCGGCAGAAGTTGTCGCATGAGTCCAGTCTGACCAAGGTCCTATATTTCCGATCCTGTCAATTAAACGGCCACGATAAAATTGAGTCAGATTTGGCTGCAAGCCTTGAATCGTATGAGTCGTTGTTGGATAAGCGAATAAGCCCAATTGGGCAATATTGCTTTTCCCATCTGGCGAAACTTGGATTTCTGTATAAGCAGTATCCAATGCTCCAGTTGAAGGAAAGCCCCAATTTAGCCGCATACCAAACAAAATACCTGTTGCTTGTATGAATGCTAAAGCAGGCGGTAAACCTTGCTTGCCAACTAACTTTGTAAGTGTTGAATATGCTGGCAATGATGAAATATCAGAGACATTAATTGCTGTAACTTTCGCTTGATAGTTACCTGCATAAATACCCGATACCTCAATTGAATTATTGCCAGTAACTGGAAGTTTAATCCAGCTACCGTCATCTTTTCGCCATTCGACTAGATACTTAACCGCACCTTTTGCTTGCGTCCAAGATACAATCATTGTTGCTACATTGATGCCCTGATCAACTCGGCTTTCACTAGTAACAACGACATCTGTTACAGGATCCTGAATTGTTGGGTTCACAATCGAAATCGGAATCTCATCAAAATAAGCACCTTTATCGATCGCATCAAACTTAGCTGGATTGTATTGAAGTGCGGTCACTGAAAATTGATGATGCTCATCTTGGGTAATAGAAATCACTCGAAACTTCATTGTTGCCAAGTCTTGAGCATCCATTACCCACACGTTTTGAACTGCAATAGCATCAAACTCATGAGTTACTGTAACAACACGGCCTGAGATCGATTGAACTATTCGTGTTTGAGCTTTACCATCCTCGCCATTAATAATGAGTCGGTCACCAGCAACTGCCACAACATCATCACGATCTAGCGTAATGCTTTTACGATCAGCTGATATTTTAGATACACGTCCACCGTTTGCTCGACCAGCGAACAGTGGATCCGCAATTTCAATTACTTTCCCTGGTAACGGGATATAACCGTCTAGACCAACCTTAAAGCTAACCGTCCGGGTTTCTAACTGCTCAGACTTTAATGCCCACCAGCCTGCTCTCTGCGCTTGTCCACGCGACGTGCATCCCCAAGCATCAATTTCTAAAATACGAACTTGACCTGCTTCAGCAATTGCTTTCTCATCTCGAACAAACTCATATTCAGTTTTATAGTGATTAGCCGGGTTATCCCACGCAACTTTAACGACATTATGTCTATCTCGAGCACGGGTTCCCGCGTACTCAAAATTGCCATCAATGACATTGGCACGCGTATAAGTGAAATACGTATCTTGGGGAATATCCGCATCACAAATAATGCTATTACCATCCCAAAACGTTATCGCACGAAACACACCAGCTAACTTAGTTAAAATCTCAAAGGCACCTTCCGCGCTCTGAAGATAAACATTACAAGTGAAACGTGGTTCTTGACCGCCTAATCCGTCCGGTACTAACTCATCACAATATTGAGCTAAACGATATAAAGACCACTTATCAACCATGAGTGGAGTTAATCGGTCACCCAAAGCATAACGGTCTACTGTGCATATATCGTAATAGATCCATGCCGGGTTATTAGAATAGGCTTCTTTGAAAGTACCGTCCCACATCCCAACATATTGTCGTGTTGCGGGATTGTAGTTAGTAGGAACCTTTAGAATTCTTCCCTTTGTATCTGCAGCAACTTTAGCAACGTTTCCAAAAGTCTCGGCATCATATTGAAGACCAAGCAAAGCCGTATTTGGGTAACGTAATTTTGCATCAATGACTTCAGTCACTGCTTCAATATACATCTTGTCACTGACATACTCTGAAGTTGAGTTCGGGGTCAGTCTGCGAACACGTATGAGCCAACCTGAGTCAGCTCGAGGCAAATCAATACGATGAGCACGTTCATAATTAGCAGAAGTTTTATCTGAAATCTTTGTTTTTAGTACTTCAGTCCAGACACCTCCATCAGTCTGTAAATCTATTGCGTATTCGATCGTTACGCCTGATACATCACCATTTGTAGCATTCTGAGTGCGCAAAGGACCCCACTTTAAGCGCAAACGAACAGCATCAAGATCAAGATTACTAAAAGCTCGAACCCTTGGCGTTTCAGACTTTAACTCCACATCGATGGCAGTTTCACTTTCTACTGCAGGAAAACCCTCAATGTATTCCTGATCATTAGTACCATTTCTAAAATCAACTTTTACATTTTCAAAGTTAAGGCTTCCATCTGCATTCTGAAGTGGAGTTTCTTCTAAATAAATTGACTGAAGCCCATTAGCTAAACCTTCAATCTCGCCTTCAGCTAAACCATATAGAACCTTGATAAAGGTTTTCGATTGAGCAGAATCTGGTGAAATGACAGGTTGCCGTTGTTTTTTACTGCCTTTTTTTGCGCCTACTACTGCATTCATAAGAAATCTCACGCAATAAAAAAGGCGCTAGAAAGCGCCTGTTAAATAATTAAAAATTACATCTGATCTTCAGGATATTGACCAGCACTGATAATGAAGCCACCAATTTCACGTTGGCCATATAAAATTGGTACCGGGTTGCCCTGAGCAACTGTAGTTACTGCACCGCCAAAGCCTTTATTCGCTCTGTTTCCATCTTGGTTTTGATCTTGAGTAGTATCAACCTTTGGCATAAGCATCATGGCCACTCCACCAAGCATCATTCCAATACCTGAGCCAATCAATGCAGCACCGAGTGGTGCTCCACCGCCCAATGTGCCTACAGTTACTAAAACCCCCACCACGACCATCACAGCACCCAATACAGTCTGTAATATTCCATTACCGCCTGCACCAACTACACGTGGAACAATATGAATAATCTCAGCTTCAGTATTCATATCAAGCTGTTCTTCACCGATGTTATCGCCGGTAATTCGCCGCTTAGTTTCGTGGTCATAAATCGCAGGGCGTTTCTTGCCCCGCTTATTACTTGAGTTCTTACTTTTTAAAAATACGGCAAAGCGTAGGCCTTGCTCATGAGCATGCAACATAAAGTGTTCAAAGCCAGCGATCTGAACAGATAATGCACGCATGGCTTCACGTGTATTTGCGACATCGAGCTTAAATTCACGACCGAATTTTTGCCCCAAGATGCCGTACAACTTAATTGTTTTTAACATCTCTATGCCTCAAAATTTTTACCGTTCGATCTTTCCACTGTTGGCCATAAATTTCACGTACTGACTTTCGGTTATATGGATGATGTAAAATTAGAGTAGATCCGATACAAGTTTCAGTTTGTTCAGATTTTAAAACTCCATTATCTCCTAGCCAGACTACCGCATGATTAGGATGCTCGGTACGCCCAACACGACAAACAAGCATATCGCCATACTGCGGTGTATCAACTTCATAGAAGCCCGCTTTTTCATAATTCTCAAGGTAAAGTGATGGATGATCTTTATCTTCCCACCATGCATCTTTACGCTCGAAATCCATCAGTTCTACACCCAATTCACGACTATAAAAATCACGTACAAGCGCATAACAATCTTGCCAGCCATGAAAATAATTACGCCCCACCAAGGGGGCGCGATAACCAAATGGCTCATAAACTTGAAAATCAAGATCCGGATATGAACAAATTACCCACGGCTTTTGATGTAATTCAATTTGAATTAAGTCTAGTTCTGAGGCTCTTGTAGTTCCGTCAGGGTGTGAATGCACAAACGCTAATATCTCGCCCTGGTCTTCTGCTATAGCTAAATCTTCTGGATGGATTTCGAATTGATCAGAGTTTTTAGAAATATTGCGACAATGAATATATTCTTTACTAACTATCACGCCGCAGCATTCTTGTGGATAGCATTCATCCGCATGGGCCATGATTGCTTTTTTAAGTTTTGCTGTAAGTTTCATAAGACCTCACAATAAACTTGAAGCCGGGAAACCACCAAAAGGCAGCGGTTTATTCTCACCAAATCGCAATCGACAAGAACGTAAACGTCCACCGCATCGATCAAGTGCCGGATTATCTGTTGGCTCATCTTTATCCGTAAACATTGCCACACCTGTATAACCGCATTCTTCGCCCCGGTACTTCCCGACCATGCACCAATGACAAAGTGAAGTAATTTGTCGAACTGGGATTTTCAAACCCTCAAAATCGATTGGATTGGACAGCTCGAAAGTCACTTGTTGTGCATTTTCAGATGTCTTTTGCTCGATGTACCAGATTTGTTCTTTTGATTCATTCGAAGCAGTTGGATTGCCTTCTGTGAAGTTTTCAGCATCAAGGTATTTAGCAAGAGTGGTAATAACTTTAAGTTTAGCCCCTGCAAAGTCCTTAAATTGAAGACAATAAGCAGATACTGCATTCTGGATGCCGTTAATATTGTTCGCCATGCTTAAAGTGGGTGCTGAAGCTTTACCATCTGATCGCATTTCAAGACCAGATACTTCCAAAGCCATCGGCTCAAAAACTTGACCTTGCCAGATAATGTTTCGGTTCCATACTTTTTGATCACCGGCATCAAAGACCTTACCAATGCTTCCTGAATCTGCACCCATCAATCCTTCAGACCCGATTGAAGAGTAGATTTTCTCCCAGTCTTGAAAAGCTATATGCCCGTGGAAACGTAAAATGCCAGCTCCAAGTGAGCTGGCATCTAATTCATACAAATGAATTAATCCATCAACATACAGCTTCTGAAAATCACTATTCAGGGTCATAAGTCACCTCGTCATAGATTGGATTTCCATCTTTGTCTAAGACTGGCACATCATCAAAAACAGGATTTCCTTCACTATCAACTGCCTGAACCCATTCAAAAACTGGTTCACCATTTTCATTAATGACAGGTTGTTTTGTGAGTGTTGCCATTCCAGCAGAATCAGTAACAAGATAAGTTTCTTTTTTCTGGAATGGTTTTCCGTCCACCATTACAACTCTACCTTCATCATCAATGAGTTCAGTTAAACGGGTCATAAAGGTTGGCTGCATTGAATATTTGATTTGCTGAACCATTCGTGGCTGCTTTTCAGTGCGCGGCACTTTTCTAACGATTGTCTTTTTAATACTGTTTAAACGGATATCGATCCAGCGCGGCTCACCGTTTGCATTGTTTGGAATATCGATTGGTGCATCAAGATTAGCAACAATGTCACCATCTTCATTTAGCTTTTTCTTGAAAGTTTTAATTTCAAGATCACCATTCTCTAAAGTTTGATATTCAACAGCGCAAATCTTGTTGCCATGTGTGTCAGTCGGAATTTCAATCCACCAGCCTTCTTTAGCGAATCCAGAAGAACCTTTAACTAAATAATGACCAATACCCAACTTCTCAAATGAAAGTGGCTGTTCAGCAGCTTCATCGTTAGGTTCAATTTTATCTGCAAATAGCTTAACAATCGGAGATGCTGACTTGATGAAACCATTTGCATCCACTGTTGTATTTTTTGACGACAAAATTTTACGCCACGGCTGAAACGTATTTACATTCCAGTTTATAGCCCTGACATACATTTCGGAGTTATGTGTTATGCTTAATTGTGCACAAGCATCAGTTGAATCGTTAATATCTAAATTAATAATTGCCTGAGAATCGTTGTCTGGATAGTCTCCAGCACTTGAAATATTATTACCATTATTTTGCCAATAAAAGGCATTACCACTTCCCCTCAATGTTGATAATTTTTGACTACCTAATAGAATTGACTTTCCAACTCCAAAAGCACCGACTTCCATCACATTCCCAGTAGCTGTACCAACCAATCGACTAGCAGCATGAGTATTATTAGTAAAGTTTTCATTAATTTTTGCGCCAGTTGAACGAAATGTATCACCACCTGCGCCAGTAGGCGCTGTGCCAAGATTTACTGTTTGAATCGTCATTTTCTTACTCGCATAAAAAAAGCCCCTAAAAAGGGGCTTCAAAGGGGTTTAAATTAAGGGTAAAAAACTTGGGTGAATGTCGTTGAGATTTGCCAGACATCACCGCCTAAACAACGTGGTTGATATTCACCTGTTTTTACTCGAACTTCGCCATCTAGTGGTGAATCCCAAAGGAAGGAATCCGCACCCTTATGATCATCAAAGAATGCTTTGATCTGCATAATTTCAGATTTATAAGCCGTTCTTTGATAAGTCCATTCACCAGCCCGGTTATTGATACCTATGGCGATGTTTTGTTCATAACCGTCACCGAACTTAGAAGACAAAGTATTAAAACGTTGGGTATTACTATTACCTTCCAAGTCACATTCAAATGTGAATTTAAGGTCGCTCATTTAGAAAGTAAGCCTCCTTGTCGTTTATCTTTCAGAATTATTTTCTTTACAGCTTCACCAATTTGCATACCTAAAGTCATTTCTGATTTTTGGTGCTCTTTCAAAGTAAATCGACGTTTTTGCTTTCTAAGAGATTTCATTTCTAGACTCCAAATAAAAACCCGTCCTAAAAAGAACGGGTTGCGTGTTAGTATTTAGTCACCACAACTATCTAACTAACTGAGTAATTATAGCATGCCGATTAATAAGCCCATGGAAGATACCTATAAAATTTGGCCGTTTAAACCAGATTTAGAAGATGGTCGCACTAATATTGGAGCTATTGATTTAACCAAGGAGCCTGAGCGCATTGATGAAATACATGAGCTTCAATTTACACCAAGATTAAAGACAGCTATTTACCACTTGAATAAAGAAAACACAGCTTTCATGACACTTGGATGTTTAATCGAGAAAGACCCAGAAAAAGAAAACTGCTGGTGGGCATATATCGAGTTCTGTTTTAGACCGAATATTAATGTGTCAAGTGTAGATGTGGATACTCTAGACGAACAATTCTTAAATTATCTAGCCACCAAATATTCTAGTGAGTTTTCAGAAGCTTTAAGACATCATCTGATATGGGAGGCATTCCATGCATCAATTTACGACAATACTCCAAGTCGCGTGTATTCTGTGTTCCTAAATGCTCAGGCTCCTGAAAACTACGATCAAGCATACACTCTTTTGATTGAATGGCTCCATTCTGAATTTCTTCATCTTGCACAATAACCTCCAAATACAATGAACCCACTCATTGAGTGGGTTACTTTGATAACAAACCGCCTTGTCGTTGCTCCTGCCGGATAATCGTTCTAACAGCATTGCCGATCATCTGACCAAGCTGCTTCGAATCATTTTGGGTATCGGTTTTACTTGAACCATCAGCATTAACTGTCACATAAACATTGATTGGTATATCACTCGAACTGCTTTGAGTTTGATTTGAATTAATCGCATCAAACTGTCTTGCCTCCCGTCGTGTTGCTATAACGTCAGTTGTATTGTTAGAAACATAACCTCCATTTGCATAACCACTTGGTTTGCTTTGACGCATGCTTTCAACAACGCTAACACCGCCCCAGCGTTTGATATCTTCTTGAGACCAAACAACCTCTCCCTTATGCACAATACCTGCAGGAGTGTGTTTAAGGCCGTTACCTGTATAACCACCGTCCGCAAATCCTTGCGGAGTTGCAGCTTGGATGAGAGATACAAATGTACCCGATTTAATTGTCGCGATCGCTGCTGCTGCCGCTTTTTGGTACCAAGTGCCAGGTTCATTAGCATAAGCATCAGATGCAGCTTTCCACATATTCATGCCAGCCTGTGCTAAAGCAAATGCTCGCTGACTTTCATAAAGAATGCGGTATGCGCTTGATGACTCACCAAGCATATTTTTAAACATGCCAGCTAATGCCCCTGTAACATTAGCTCCATAACCCAATTGAAGACTCATTGAATCATTTTGATATGTCGATTCAATCAGTTTCAGGCGCTCAAAGTGTTCTTTCATGATTTGTTCACGTTGTGCATTCAGAGCTTCCAAATTTGCATTTGGATCTTGTTCCTGAGTTTCAATATCAGCAAGCTGGCTATCAAATACTTTTTGAGAAGCATCATAACGGCTAAAGCGCTCCTGTTCTAAAGCGAATTGGCCACTATTACCAGTGATACTCGCCTGAATACCACCCCAGTTTTGAACAGCATTGTTTACTTTGTCGCGTGTCTCTTTGTCCTGTGTATCTTTAGACAACGCGATTAGTTTTTGGCGTTCTTCAATTGAAAGCTTTGTATTCTTAAGAATTTCCTCCCGTTCGAGTCTGTAACGTTCCTGCATGGCTTGCGTTTCAGAAAGCAATGATAAACGTGCCTGAAATAAACGCTGTTCCTGAGCTAGTTTTAACAACCCTAACTCTTGCTGTTTTTGCTGTTCCAGCAATTCAACAGCTTGCTTCTGCTCAGACTTACTTAATTCAAGGTCATGAGCTGCATTGAACTTTTTACGGTTAAAGCTCTCTTCAAGTAACTGTTCCTCGGTCAAATTGAATTGCTTGTAATCATCCAACTTGGTTTTTAAAGCTTGTTGAGCTATGGCAACATCATTGTCAGCACGCGCTTGCAGTTCTGCCTTGATTTCGGCCTTGCGTTCCGGGCTAAAGTTAGCCTTATCAACATCCTCTAACTTTTTGGCAAGATCATTTCTTATCTTAGTGACTTCGTCTGCAACATCATTCTCCAATTGAAGACGAAGTTTTGCCTGATCTTCGGCCATTTTTGTGGCATCTTGCAGAAGCTTGTCAAAGTCTTTCGATGAAATGTCGCCAGATGTGTAGCCATTAATACCAGCCATATAGCCCTGAAAGTCTTTCCAGTATTGGTTGTTGTATTTGCCAATACCTTTTCCTTTCTGAACATTGCCTTCACCAGCATGGTAAGCGCGGACAGCCTGCTCTAAATCGCCTTTAAAGAGCTTCAAAAGGTAAGACATGTATTTGCCTGCACCTTCAGCGGATTGGGCTAAATCCTTACGGTTTTTAACACCATATTGCTTTGCTGTGCCTTCAAGGAATTGGAACCCTCCTGTTGCACCAGTGCTCTTATTTACTTGATCTGTTCGTCCTGTATTGCCAGTTTCAATTGCATGTATTGCAGATAAGGTGCCAGCTGGCAAGTTGTACTTAGATTCAATTGCTGCGAAGCCATACTTAGCTGCATTAGCTTGGATTTTGGCATTCACAGCCAGTACTTTCTGCTGCTTTTCAAGTTCCTTAGTACGTTGCTTATCTTTGTTGACAAGCTCGTCAAGTGCACTCTCTTGGCTGACAATACCCTTGATAATCTTATCTTGTTCGACGGTAACACCAGCAAAACCTTTTTTCTGGTTATCGCGATAAGTCTGCAATAAAAGCTCTGCCTCTTCAGCTGATCTGCCATACTTATTGATAAGAACTGATTTAAAATCAGCATCCCACTTTCGATCAGAAAGAGATTTATTAATATCTTTTAGCTTTTTATTTAGCTCAGTGACATCTTGAACAGCACCCTTTGCTCCCTGACTAACATCATTAAACCCTGCTTTGGCATTGGCTCCCGATGTTCGAACCTGATTTAACTCGCTGTTTGTTTGCTTAACGGCTTTAGAATTTTCATCTACTTTCTTTTTGCTATCAGTCAATTGATTAATTTGATCTGAACTAATGAAAGAAAGTTGATTTAACCTATTGAAAGCCTGATTAACATCAATCACTCCTGTCTTTAATTCGGCCCAAATTCGATAAGCTTCAGCACTTTGCTTGTTGTTATCGGCTATAGATTGGGTAAGTAGCAAGAACTCGTTTTGTGACTTCGATAGTTGTGCATTTTGTAAGTTAAGTTGTTTAGTGAGTTCGCCTTCAGCTGCTCGTTTTTGAGCACCTTCGAGCTTCATCAGCTCATCAGCAGCCATGCCAGCATAACGTGATTGCTTCTCTAACATGTCATTGGCTTTGTCGCCATTATTACGCATTAAGAGATAACCAGCAGCCAAGCTTGCTACAGTTATGCCAATTCCTACTGGTCCTCCAAGCAATCCAAGAAGCCGTGATCCTATCCCTACACTTGCCGCACCAGCTGCTGCTGATCTTGATTGAGCTACAGCCAATGCTTCTTCAGCAAGTGCCAATTCTCTTGTAACTTGAGCTTCAATCTTTTTAAGCTCAGCCATACGAGTTAAAGTTGCTGTTCTGCCTTTTTCCGTGATTTGGGATTTTAGTCGTTGTACTTCTAGGGCCTTCTCAGCCGCAATAGCAGCTAAAGTTGCTTGGGTATTTGCAACTACTGCCTGCGTGTTAATTACTTCTTGTGCTGCCGCTGCACGTTCAGCTTGTATAGCCGCATACTGGGTAACAGTTTGAGCTGCTAACTCTTTAGTCTTTGCTACAACTGCAACACCTGAAGCATAAATTGCTGGAATGTAGGTTCCAAGCCAATATGCTCCACCAACCATCATTGCAGATGTTAAAACATCTAAGTTGCTAGCTAAAGTTTGGATAGTGCCTGCAAGAACTTGAGCTGCACCAGAACCTTTCCCTGATTCACCAACAAATTTAGTAATTTCGTTGTTGAGTAGCGTTAAAGATTGCCCAATAGTGATATCGGTTTTTGCAAAGAGTGCATCAACATCTTTTTCTACATTTCTAAGTGCTTTTACAATCTCTTGAGAAGTAATTTTTCCTTCAGCTGCAACTGAACGCAACTCACCTACGGTAATCCCCATACCCTGAGCAATTGCTTTTGCTAATGCTGGGGTTTGTTCCATTACAGAGTTAAGCTCTTCGCCACGCAAAGTGCCACTAGCCAAAGCCTGCCCGAACTGTACTAAAGCAGCATCTGCGGCTTGTGCACTTGCACCACTAATTGCTACAGCTTTAGAAACTGTTTCAGTTAAACGTGCTGTGTCATCCATTGTGAGGTTTAAAGTTTTGGCATTATCACTAAAACGCTGGTAGACCTGTAGAACAGAATCCCATGCTGAATAGGTTTTTTGAGCAATTCGGAAAGTGTCTTCCGTTGCTTTATTTAGTTCAACTTGATTATTAGTAACGAGCTTTAGACGGTTTTGAAGACCTGTATATGTGTCCATCTTAGAGATTGCTGCACTCACAGTAACTAATCCTGCCATATATCCAGCAAGTTGACGTGTAGCAACAGACAAACCATCCATCGACTTAGTAGCAAAGTCACCTTTACGCTCAATGCTATCCAGTTCATTGCCTAGATTACGCGCATTTCGCTCTGCATTTTTAGCATCAATAACAATGACTAAACGGGATTCTTGTGCCATCTTTACTTTCCTCTAGGCAATAAAAACCCGCTTTTGCGGGTTCTTTTACTTGAAAAATTACTTTTCTGGATCAGGATGGTATTGACCATCACTTCCCAAAAATAAGACTTTATTTGCAAATCCAACAACATCAGCCCCGTAAGAATTTTGAGCTGTATATTCAATACCAATTTTAAGCAGCGCCCCCTCTTGCTTCACAATTGCGCTTCTTGGTTTAAATGAATAGGGATTTTTTAAACCAATCTTTTCTAAAACTGAAACAAAATATAAGTTCTGCGAAATACCCTTTTTTGACAGGGGCAAATTAATATTTGGATCTAATACTGTTATTACACTAATGTTAGTTTGTTTACCTTCTCCATCCTTAAGCTGAGCAATGTACTTTGTATCTTTATGAATCAAATCCTTTAAATTCTTTTTTCTAAGGTTTTCATTTGCCAACTTATAAAGTTTTTTGTTTTCTTCTATCCTTTTTTCAATAATTTCAGAAAACTTTTTTTCAACTTGTGTTGTCTGATAATTCTCATTGAAGTTTGTGAACGTTAAAGATGATGAAAGATCTATTTTTTTAAAATACTCATTGGAACCAAAGGATGATTTTAAAGCGGAGATTAAGCTAGCCGTCTTATCACCAATTATGTAGCTCTTCGATTCTTCATCTATTAAAACTACAAGTATCTCTTTATTTTTTGAATCAAATGCAACGAAACTTTTTAAATGCTGCCCAACAAATTTATTTTTATTTTGACGAAATTCGGCTGTTAATACTCCATTTATAAGATTATTTTCACCAATACAGCCATCTTCATCAAAATCTGTAGATCTCATTGCTCCGAACTTCATTAATTTTGAATCAAATGCTTCTTTGAAATTCGTATCATAGGCAAGTAAATTAAAACCTCTTAATTTGCAGTTCTCATTGTAATTAAGTGGTTGTGGAGTGTCCGCATTGGCAAGTAGCGGAAAACAAATTAAACTTAAAAAAATAATCTTTTTCATAAAAATACCCTCATATTTGAGGGTATTTATAGCATAGGTTTTGTTATAGGGTTAAGCGGCAAAGTAGTTATTAAGTGCCAAATAAATCTTCATTAATCTGAAGGTCTGCCATAGTTAATAAAGTTATGGGTAATTTTAAATGATTTATGTAGCTCTTGAAATCACTGTCTCTTGTTAGAATAAATGTAGAACCATTGGACAAGGCTGTTCCAAGAATTTGCAAATCCACCTTGACTTTCTGTTTTGGTATTTCAAGCTTATTTTTAAAATATCTTTCAGCTATTGAAGCAGTCAAATATGCAGATTTTTCATCAAAGTTAACAATAGAAGCTATTCGCTTCTTTCTTTGAATAAACTGAAATCTTTCAACACTATCTCTTGATAGAAATTCTGAGACTGCTGGGGATGGGATAATTACTTGTTGCACATTATTTGTATGACAAAACTTCGCAAAACCCTTATCAAAGTCTTGATCATCGAAGAAAGCAACTAATATATTGGCATCAATAGTAATTATCATGGCAAGCGTTCATCTTCCAGAGCTTTGTATGGATCTTCCAAGTCCTGCCATCCACTCTTTCCAAACCCAACAAAATCCTCAATCCATTTTTCAATAGAATCAGGTTCTAAAATTTCATAACTAGTTAATTTAAAGTCTTCTAAATTCAGCTGAAAATCATCACCATAACTATATGTTGCTAAACCATTAAAATCAATAAGGGTGTCTGTACCAAGATAACCCTTTAATGTGTTCACATCATCAATATTAATTTTTGTGGTTATCGTTTGATTGTTTAGAAAGGTTATCCCCAAATAATGATTCTCTTTACCTGTAGAAACTTTATTAATACGGCCTCTTAAACAATCGTTTTGTTTAAATTTATTAGGCTTCTCCACAGTGCTAATACTTCTTACCACTGACATTTCTTTAGGACTTTCGCCTTCTTTATGGACACCAATTTGTGCATCACCCCAATCTGGATGTTTACACAGAAAATGATCCAAGCTACCACCTACTGACCCCATTACTTGATCGATTACAATTTTGTACTCTTCTGAATCCAAAGGGGGACTACCTAGATATATTGATCCTTCTTCAACATATCCAAAATTATCATTAACCCCTTTAAGCAATGAAGCAAATTGCTTAAAGAGTTCAGCCATTTCAGTGAGTTTTAAATCAGTGGGCTTTTTATCAGGCAAGCGAAGTGCAATGACATTTTTTTCTGACATAAACACCTCCCTTGACTAAATATAATAATTAACTAATGTTTAAATATTAGCATTTGCAGTAATTTAACATTATTAATTTTTTGTTCAATAGGTTAACAAAAATAAACGACACAGACTGCCGCTTACTTTTTACTTACCTTCTTATGCGCCTCGTCCAAGAACATATCGTCAAGCGTAAAGATACAGTCATTAAAGATGTAACGCTCAACTGGTAAATCATATTGCTCAACATAAGCATTAATTGCGGAAATATCTAACGCTAGAGGAACACCTTGTTCATAGCGTCTAGATCGTGCAATTGTGTTATATGCAGTCAGAATGGCATTAGCAACATAAGAATAGTCAGGAGCATCAGGAAGCTTTACGCCGAGTGCTTCTCTTTGCTTTTTTTCGTGGTCCGTGAGGCCCGCGAACTTGTTGGCGTAGTTGTAGAGGGTTGTGACTTTCCCACAACTTCATCCTTATATGCATCTGCTTCTTTTTGCATCTTTTCAGATTCTTTGCGAATGAAAGACCAGATCGAAATGCCTAAATCACCCATATTAAGAAGCTTTGTCGCATTTTCAGCATTGTAAGGCGGTTCCGTTTTTACTTGCTCATCATCAGCATTCACTTCTACGAATACCACGCCTTTCCAGTCTTCAATGAGGTGACAAGCAGCGGCTTCAAGTAAAAGCTCATGATAGAGTTTGTCCTCTTTAGAGGCCAAGGCTACATCAAAGCCCTTAGATGTGATTTGGTTATTTACCCGCTCTAATGCGACTTGGTAAGGCTTATAACTAATTCCACGAATCTTGAACTCGGCTAAAACATTGCCTTCAGCATCTTTATATTCGCGCCACAAACTGACGTCTTTATTTCTTTGAATATTGACTTCAAGAGCCATTTTATTTCTCCAAAAATATGGCAGCAATTAAGCTGTCCTTTTCAATTAAGGCGTTACAGGTGGCGTTACAGGTGCAATCACACGGGTAATGATTGGTGAAACACGGATATGGTTGTAGTTGATGTCGACTGTGATGGTGTCTTCTCCACCGCCATCAGGGTGATTAGCTTCAGCCACTTCTAATTGTGGGAACTGGAATGCATAACCATTACCTGCATCATCTTCAATAGAGAATTCTAGCGGCATGGTGTCACGGGTTTTAATGAAGTCGATATATGCTGCCGATTGAGCCGAGAACATGTATTGAGTGTTGACGGTGATATCAACAATCTTCTCGAGATAAGTCGTTGCAGTGAGCTTTTTAGAGCCAATACAACGGATTGCTTCCATATTGTTGTTAATAGTCAATTCAAGAGACTGCATACAAGCAGTACCGACAACTGTTTCACCATTAACTTTAAGATCACCAACATTAAGCGCTGAAACAAGGACTAATTCAGGGACTGGTAAAGGCGAAGTAACAGGGTTTGTTGTAGTGCGCTCAAACAGAGTGCCCATTAAGCCAAACGTTGCTGTAATTTTGCCAGTAGTCGCAATCGACATCGTAGCTTCATTTATGCGAACACCGCGGTAAATAAATACCTGGTTAATATCTTCAAATACTTTGACGAAGGTAAATGTCTTTCGCACATTACCGCCAAAGTTAAGAACATCACTGGCCCAGTTATTCATTGCAACTGCTGACCAGAAGTCATCAAACAAGCCAATAGATAATTCAACTTCTAAAGAACCTGTGATTTCTGCTTCGGTAGCCATGCCACCTTGACGGAATCGCGAATCGACCACACTGTTTGATGATTCAGTGGTGACGTTTTCAGTTAAGCCATCAGTAACTCGGCGTACGGTTTTCCAAGCTGGTGTAGTTGGTAATACTTCGGGGGTTTGTTCCTCTGCATAATAGAGGCGAATCTTTGCACCACTCGACATGGCTTTTACTCCTTATAGGCTTAAAAAACCACCTCGAAAGGTGGTTACAAAATTTGGAACATAAAAAAACCGCTCATAGGCGGTAATATCTTTAAAATTTAAAAATCAATCATCTAGATCGACACTTACTCCAGTTACTACATTATGCTTTGCACCGCCAAGACTACTAACATCGGCTAAACGTATATTCACATCAGAAACACATAGTTTATTGGCCAATTGCCATTTATTCAGCTCTTCAGCCATTACACCTGCCAAGTGTCGTTCCAGTTCTTGCCGTTTAATTTCGATTTCTTCTTGAGTAAGCATGCAGGACATATCAATTCACCCTATAACCAATAGTCACATTATACTGAACAAAGTCAGCATCTTGACCGACAAAAATTGATTGACCATTCAAACATTCTAAATGTTCGACTGAGAAATATTCAAAATGTGCCAGCAATGCATCACTAAGTTCTGTTATTTCCCTGTCTCCAGTATTAGGACGGGCAAAACATTGAATTAAGATATTCCCAGTACGGCGTGTACACGGCTTATTTCCTAGTCCAGCTATAAAACTTGGTCCTCCCGTAATGGTTAAACGACACCACACACCTTTTGTTGGTGCCGTAAAACCTGGTGCATTTGGATACTGGATTCTATCTTGAGAAATCCCTGTAAAACTCATCATTCGGTCCACGATAGCTTGTCTAGCTTGCTCTAAAGTCATTGCCATTTTAGCCACCGTACTTTTGAGTAATATAAGTAAACGTTGTGCTATAAATGCCCTGCGGTGCTTGATCGGACCAACCGTTTTCTAAACGCTCAGCATATGGCTGGTTGTTTTGGATATAGATCAAACTACCAAGTTTAAATTTCACAGCTTGAATCGCGGCATCTTGCACGGCATTTGTAGAGGGTTCTCGCACTCCGTAATCACCAGATCCAATAGAAACAATATGTGAAGCTCGATAAGCTCCAGTATCAACAGGACTTGAAACAACGAGTGATTGCACTGTATCCATAGTGATTTTCTTTACATGCTCATCTGCCTGTTTCTCAACTTCAAAACTAAAGCTGCTCGGCCTTGCTCCCTTCCACCCCATGTTTTTTAACCTCACTTGCTTCGAACATTTCAAAAAGGTCTTGAGCTATCGCTTGAATTGAATAGGCTTCAAACTCAACACTCGGATCGCGCTCACCCATTCGCTTCTTTACTATTTGCCAGACATGAACCGCTTCATGTAAAAGCAATCCATAAACTTGAATTCGGTCTTTATCCGCCGTATCACCAATTTGGACGATTGCATATGCGCCATCAGAAAAAGTACTAACTTGCGCATCCGCTCCCATATCCAAAAATTGATCGGCCTTATCCATATCTTCAAATAACAAATCCATGTGTAGTTGATTTCGAGCAAGCGTGTACTGCACATGTTGAAAAGGCGAGATATACCATTCAGGAACATAATCAGGATTAATCATTTTAGCCCCTACACTTTTCGAAGCTGACATTTCCAGATTGTACTGGCTGGATCTTGTTGAATATGGATAACTCGAAATGAGCCTAAAGCTGTTAGCCATTCATCATCAATTTTAGGTGTCATGGAAACTTCATTTTGAAGCACGGTAGCCTTCTTATCTGTGGCCAGAACTCCAAGTGTTTGGATCTCATATTGACTGTATGAGCCAAACAGAACGCCACGCCCTTCATAATGTTCAATAATGTTTTCCGAAGTATTTGTCTTAGGGTTCCAGTTGGTACTAATAACGCGGTCACAAGTAAAAGAATGAACGGCGTCCGCCAGATCTTCATTAAATGCTTCGGTAATATCTGCCTGAATTTCGTCATGTAGGCCCATTATTTACGCCCTATAAAGTGGAATACCAAAGCCATTAAAACTTGCATTTGGGTCTTTCAAATCAAGTGAATCAATAAAATCAATTGCTATCTGTTCAAAGCTAGAAATTGCTTCAGATCCATCTTGGTATTCTTTTTCTGACTCAACAGAATCAGCTTTAACTTTCTTACGCTTCAACTGCTGGTCTTTGCCGTTATAAATTACTTTGGCCAGAATTCCCTTGATAATTTCACAAGCTGCGTCCTTAAGAAGTGGATCAATAGGATCCGGTACAAAACCAATCCGTTTTTTCATCCAGACATTAGCCAGCTTTACCAGACGAGCTTTATCACTGTCTGGTGCAAAATCGCTGCCCAAAATTGAATTTGCGTCATCTACAGTAATAAAGCTCATTGCATTATTCCTTCGGGATTAATTTAAGGAGTTCTGCTTTTGTTGCAGACGGCTTGTAACCAATATTTTTACTAGCCAAATATTCTTTTAATTGATCGTTGGACCAATTTTCAAAAACATTTGTCGCCGTTTCTGTTGCTGGATTTTCTGAAGCATTTCCAGCTTCCAATTCAGTAATACGCGCTTGCATAGCAGCAACATCATTTTTAAAAGCATCAAACTCTGCTTGAATGCTTACTACCTTTCCTTCAGCCGCTTTAGCAGCATTGTCAGCTTGGAGTACAGCATCTTTTAAACGTGAGTTTTCAGAAATTAACTCCGAATTATCACCACTAGCTTGTTCCAAGATTTCGATTTTCTGTTTAAGTTGAGTGTTTTCTTCAACAACTTTTTCACACTCTGCTTTAGTTTCATCAACAACTTTTTGCAGTTCAGGGGTAATTCCAATCACGGCACTTACTGTGGCCAAAGTCGTTTTTACAGGCTCTTCCAGTTTGCGAACTTCAACTGGAATATCCAAAGCTTCGTAATCATTTTGGATTTTCGGGTAATCACCGTAAATAATTACTTCTTCAGCACTTCGATTCGGATTTTCGTAATAATCAGGATTGGCAATAGTTCCAACCTCTAACGCAGCTGCAGCAGCAATACGTGTATAAATTAGCTTCATGATGCATTTCTCTTTAATGTAAAAAGAGGGCTTAATAGCCCTCTTATAGTGAGATGTTTATGAGTTAACCAGTTGTTGTGCCAGACAAGTCAAGCAATGTGCCTGCTGTCATTTTGTTGCTAGTAGCATGTTTTTTCCAGTTGGCACTTGAACCAAGTAAAGTAAGGTCAGGGTTTTCACCTTTTGATGTATCCCAGCTATAACCAAGAATATCTAAGTTGAACGCGCCTTCAGCACGCATGCCAATACCTAAGTTTTCTTCATCATTGATGTCATACGCCCGGAAGCCTGGTACTTGTGATTCTGTAACAGTAACAGCTCCCATTTGTAAACCAAATGCATCATCATCACCTACGGCATCAGTCACCAAGACCGGCTTACCTAAGGTACCCGGTAAACCGCCATAGATAACAATTTCAGATTCGCCATAAATCTGCTTAGTGATTGCATCATCAACAATATCGAAGTAGGTATCTGAGTTCATTACCCATAAACTAATACGTCCAAATTTATCGCCAAACTTACGCATACCACGTGTTAATGCTTTACGCCCATCTACAGCAATACTGCCTTGGGCAACCATATCCGGGTTGCTAGAAATAGCAGCTTTTAAAGAAGCTAAACTGTACTGTAAACGACCAGCAACCAATGCATCTGCTAAATCATAACCAAGAATCATGGCAAACTCTTCAGGTGTACGTGCACGGCGTTTGAATGCCTCTTCAGTAGAAGCATAAGGACCATATTTATATGGGACTTTTACACCTACAGATTCACCAGAACCAATTTTCTCTGGAACTACTTTGGCGGTTGAATTCACATCACGATGTTTGATGCTACCGCCCACTTTGTAGAATGCTTCTTTATTGAAATCACCTTCAATGATCTCATTGCGATAAACAATTGCACCATTAGAGGCTTGGTTAAATACATTCAAATTATCTTGCAAACGCTCTAAATAAGCAGTTTGAGCCAATTGATTGTAGATGATCATGTCTGAATTAACTGTTGTAGTCATAACTACTTATCTCCAAATTTTTAATGATTAGTTCGGCAGTTTTAGGAAGGCATCATTGCCATGTTCTTTGATGTAGTCAGCTTTCTGAGAAACAGACATTTCACTGCGTTTCATTCCTGCAGGCGCTCCACCTTTGCCCCCACCTTGAAAACCGCCACCAGTTCCTTTACCACCTTTAAGAATTAAGTCTTTATGCTGGTATCCACCAACCAATGACTCTAAAGCTTCATCAACATTTGCAAGTTCACCCGGGCGGACACGTGAATAAATCTTTTCGCCGTTCGGATCGTATGCAACCACCTTGCCTTCTTCGATTTTGAAGTGATGGCCAAAGGTTGCCTGAACCATGTCCACAGGTACTGCAATGTTGTCTTGAATGTACTTAGAACGAGCAAAACCACCGCCGATTAGTTCTTTGTGTAAAGAGGCTTCTAGCGCGTCACGTTGCTCAACAATCGGAGCATATTTTTCTTCAACTGCTTTGATAGCTTCAGCTTTCACTTTCTCAACTTCACCAGCATCCACCAGCTTTTTATCGTCGAGATTTTGGATAGTTTGTAAGGCCTTTTTAGCCGCCACAGGGTCTTCAATTCCTTCAAAAGCTTTTAATGCTTTTTCGGCTGCTTCTTTGGCTTCACGATGTGTTTTGGCTTCATTGTTTAAGCGTGCAATTGTTGCTACCGAATGTGGTGCATCATGTGGCATTTCTTTGCCATCATCATGAATATAGATCGGCTTATCTCCGTCTACTTCTGCATAAACTTTACCGTCGATTGTTACTGTTTTAAGTTTCATTGGTCATCCAACCTATATATACAAAATGGGCATCCGCCCGGATTCACCGTCCGCATCCGCATCTGGCAGGCATTAAAAAAGCGCCCCTAAGGACGCTGTATTTCGATTAAAAATTTACTAATTCGCCGTATATAAACGGTAGCCTTCGAGCTCCCAAAGTTTATTTTCAGCTGACTTTTCTGCATTACTACGAGCCATGCGCTCACCAATTTCAGCATCAAAGTTTTCAGCATTCACACATGCACTAAAACCCGTTGCTAGAAAAAATTTTCCATCTAGAAATGCATGAACAAAAGTAGATGTCGTGCCTCCGGGGCGTTGCTCAACCGAATAAGTCACACGATCCATTAATGCATCAATTTGCGCTTTGGTTACTCGGGGTGCCACAGACTTTTCAGCTAACTCTTGCTCTGTTACTTCTTTGCTCATTTTAATACTCACAAAAAAAGCACCCTAAGGTGCTATGGTTAAAGTTAAGTTTTACTTAAAGGGTGGTTAATGCTTTCATTCTTTCGAATGAATACCCGTAAATTGCCATGGCTCTTGAAATTTTGATTCGAAGAAATGGGACAAGAATATTCTTTGTACTCAAGATATATTGAGCATCTGACATATTGATCTGCTTTTCAGACATTTGTATTACCTTTTGCTAGGTTTCCTTTACTCTCCAAACTTCTTGTCTTGGCTCATCACCAACTAAGCGGATGCCTTGAGGTCCACCCACATCAAATGTTGCGGTAATAGTCGCTGGTCCACTAAAAACATCGCAATTCATTTTTACAGAAGTTAATCCAGCTAGGGGAATACCTGTCTCCTCATCACAAATTGCGAGATGAGATGATTTAGCTGAAACCCTTTTTAGTACTAAATGCCTAACTTTTGATTCACTCATAACCCCAACTCCTTAAATGTCTGCTCATCCAACTTTCGTAGTTGGTCCAATGTATAAAGTCGCCCTTCAGGGTCAAAGAACTTATCAAAATCAAACTTACCTTCTTTGTAGAGCTTGTAGCGCTTTGGTCCTAGCCATTCTTTCTGAAAGAAATCATCTGTCTTTTTAAAGAATTCTTTAAAAGTGGTATTGGCATCTAACTGCCCTATTAAATGGCTTCGCTCATCTTTTGGAATGTCTTTAACTCGACGTTCGTCCATGACAAATGGCCGTTCGCCAACAAGTTGACCGTACTTCTCGACCGGAACCAAGATACTGCGACAGTTAGGATGTAACGGCGGCACTCGCTTTGCCGGATCATTTATTTCCCACACTGAACCATCTAATGAAGCGCAAAGCTTAGAAGTTCGTCCATCTAAAACGCTAACAAATCGGACATATTCAAAGCCAATTTGGTTGAAGCTATTTAGATAGGCTTGATTAGCTACATGACTTCGCACAGTTCTTACCGTTCGCTCAATATCAGTTTTGGTACCATTTAAGATCCCATCTTCATAGTTAAGCCGTTTGGTACCACGAATGCGCTGAACAATTTCTTGGTTAGTTTTGCCTGAATTAATACCATCTCGAATTGCATACTCAACCTTTTGACGGGCACTTTCAGCAATTCTTGAAAGCAGATCATCGACAAGAGCGCCACCTGCCAACGGAACTTTTTTAGCGGATAAGAATAGTTTTTCCCCATCAGGCTTATTAATTTTTGCTCCATAGAGCTTAGCTACGTAATTGACCTCATAAACAGCCAGCGCCGTAGCAGAAACGGCAAAAGCTTCAGGTAATGCTAAATTAACACTGGCAAACCATTGGGCAATCAAATCCCTAATTTCCCTTAAATTTGAAGTTGTATATTTACCACCAGCTAAAGCAACTTTCTCCGACTCATTAAGCTCATCCAATAAATCCCGAAGCTTAGATAGCATCTTGCTCGTATCATCATTGAATAAAGCCAATAACTCATTTACCGTTTTTGATGAAGCACGATAAAGATAGGCCTGGTGCTGAGTGAGTGCTTCAAATAGTTTTTTGATATCTGTTGCCATCTCACTCTACCTTTTGATTTAAAGTCCCATCTTGCTCTGCTTCAACGTTCTGCAACTCTTCTTCATATTTTTGTTTAGGGAACATACCTGTTTGGTTGTATTCCCACCACGATTTAAATGAAGATCGGCCTTGTAGAGCTGCTTCAAATAACTGTCTAGCTAACTCAGCTAAATAACCTTGCTTGTTAAATTCCTGACTAATTTCGAACATCAGTTCATCTTTAGTCAGAACATCAACATTAGGTACTACAAATTTAGCAGCCCAACGTAAAGCCATAGACAAAGCTTCATTCATATTCACAACACAAAGTGAAAGAACGGAATGCTGCACGGCGTCATCACTGTTAGATTCAGTAGCAGTCTTTTTAGCTGCGGAACCTTTTTCAATAAGTCGAGCACCCATTTCTTTCATCTGTTCCCATTTATCCTTCGCAGCTTCCCGAGCTAATGTATTTGGTTCTGCTTGTACAATCCCCAAATCACCGTTTTCAGGTAAAGGTAATAGAACTTTTGCACCGATATAAATGCCACGCTTTTTTGCCTCGTCGTACCAAGCCCAATTAACTCCCTTGGCATAAAACTGTGGTTGGCCCATATAAAAAACGGACTCTTGAAAGTCCGCACTATCTCTATAATGAGCTAAATTAAGATTAGCCAATGGGAGCAATGGAGGCTTTTTAATCTCTTCAGAGTTATCAATAGCTCCCACAAAGGTGAAAGGAATATATGACCAGGTATCACCGTTATAATCAGTTGGAAATTTCTTTTCACCTCCCACCCATGTGCCCTTATCGCCTTTGGTATAGACCTGTACTGAATAGGCGTAAACTCCTTCACTATTAGGCTCTAACCTTAAGACACGATACTGCTCCACTTCCGTTTTACTAAAGCCATCACCGCCCCTCTCAGAAGTAAATTCACGGATGACTACTAAACAAAGCTTTTTCTGGTTATCAATCATCATTGAATCCCAATTGATCACATCAATGGCATTCAGTAAGTGAATCATTGGATAAGCTTTTTGCTGTTTAAACTCTGCAAGATTTCGTGCCGGTGTAACTGCTGGGTAGTCTACATATAGAGCGCATCGGTAATGCTTTAATAAATGTCTGATCCCGTTCTGTGCCAATTGATAAGCACTTAATCCCGCGCCGTTTGCATTACGTTCTAAGTGAGCTAGTTCTGGAGGAAACTTAAAACTAGGATCAGTAGCAAATGCAGCACCCACTAAGCTATTAGATGTTGTACCTGTTACTTCATAAAAAACTGCTCGTATTAAGTAGGCTAGATAAGCACTTTTATTTGCAGGTGATTGATCATGAGCATTGGGTTTCGGAAGATACTTTTCTCCTTTAGCCTTTACAGCATCTTCGCCTTCGCACACATCATCTAGCTTCTGCCAGTATGGCAAGTTTTTAACATACTCAGGATGTTTAAAAGTTACGTCACTCATCGAGCAAATCCCATATCAGCAAAGAAGGCCTCAAAACCTCCATTCAATTCATTAAATGCATCAGAACCAGCATCAACCTGGTCGTCATGCGTTCCATTCGGAAAATTTCGAAGCTCTTCAATAAAGTCTTTATTCCAATCACCTCTAAGCATTCTCACGTTACCCACGTTAACTTGCGCCGCAAAAGGTTGTGCACGTGTGAGTTTGTCTCCCGAAACTGGTTTGGCTTTGACGTCATATCCTGCAAGAAGTTTTACGAATGCACTTGCTTGTGATTTACCAGCTTGACCAGGATCTTGAGGAATCCTTACCGTTACGCCCATCCCATCTAACTCTGTGACTTGTTTTAAGCGCTTATTGACATTGTCTGGACCAAGTTGCCCTTTGGTTACATCAACGATATAGGTAAAGCCATCTGCGCCAAGAGCTTCTCTAACACCTGCTGTAAAGTCGCCTTCATTCTCAGTAGCGCCAAAGTCCCAAGCCCTTACTTGCTTCACTACATCAGCAGGTAAAGCATCCACAATTTCAATATTGTCAGGCTTAAAAAAACCGCCTGCTGGCGGTGATGGCATTTGTCTATATTGCCCGGCAAAAACATATGGCGCAGCTTGCTCCATTTGCTTCAACTTTTGAATATTGTGTTTTGCTGGCCACAATGCAGATCCGTCTTCTTGAATAGCCGAAAGACATAGATGCTCCCACACTTCACCGTTACCACCAGCTACAGGAACGCCGTCTTTTCTATCACCTAGTAGCCATCCTGCCAAATCATCTTCATGAAGACGCTGCATAATGACAATAATTGGCGTTTCTGTTGAGTTAGTACGAGACTCGAGAGTATTTTGAAACCAGTCAATTACACCTTCACGGATAGTTTTTGATTTGGCTTCATCGGCCTTATGTGGGTCATCAATGATAATGCAACCACCAAAGCCTTCACGCATTTTGCCTGCACCAAAACCTGTAATGGTACCGCCAGTACCAGTCGCATAGCAGACTCCGCCTGCATCTGTGCGCCAGAAATCCTTAGCTTTACTATCCTCACGTAATTTAAGATCAGGAAAGACCTTTTTATAAGCCTTTTCTTGAACCATATTACGAGTCTGAAATGCATTATTTGCGGCAAGCATTGCCGAGTAACTGATATGAATAAACTCACAGTCTGGCTTCTTACCAAAACACCAAGCCATGAAATTAATTACAGCAATTTCAGTTTTAGAATATCGTGGTGGAACGTTAATAATTAACCGCTTTATCTCTCCGCGATAAACTTTCATTAAAGCTTCGCAGATTTCTAAGTGGTGCCAATTTTGCATCCATTTATAACCACGGCGCTCCTTAAACATGTACCTTGTGAAGAAATATAAATCTTCTTGCGCCTCGATCCGGATGGCTTTATCCCGAGCCGCATCAGTACTCATCTAAGACTTCCCTCCGCGCTTTTAAGTAATCTTCCATTGGAACTGGAATTTCAGAATTAACTGTTTGGACTGGTCCGCCGTCTTTGCCTGTAATTTCTTGGCGATTAGTAAATTGACCACCAATGTCTTTAGCGGCTTGTTCAAGAATTTTTAAGGCTGTTTTGACGTTTCTAGTCTTCTCAAGCTGTCTTTGGTATTGCTTCAATCGGTAGAACTTATTGGCAATTGGAATATCAATTAAGCCTTTATCAAACTCATCTCTGGTTTTTTCAAATAGTTCGACATATTTTTTGCTTAAGTTCTTACCAGCAACCTTTGTAGGGTCATAAGTTGCAACTTGAACACGATCTATATCAACGCCAAATTCTTGTTTTACGAGTTCAGCTATTTCTTGAGGTGTATCACGACAAGCAAGAGACTGAACTATAAAGATTTTTACAGGCTCTTTTAGTGTCGCCATAACTTCCTCATCGTATAACTACGTATAACAAAATGGGCAAAAAAAAGAGCCATTAGGCTCAATTGATTACACAGTTTCCGCAGCATTTTGAAATATCAAGATTCGAAACAAACGGCGGATTCTTTGCGACTTCAATAAGTCGCTTAACATTTTTGCTTGGGCCATAACGTTTAACTACGCCAATAAACTCTTCGACATCATGCCCAGCTAAATAGTGCTTTGGTAAGCCGGTATGATCACTGTAAATAATCTCACCGTCTTCATCACGCTCTACACCAATGTGGTAGAGCTCATGCTCAAGCAAAGCACAAAACTCATTATCATTGGCTTTATCGCAAAAGGTAGCGTCGATAGTGATTAAGTAAGTCGGCACAAATCCGAACCAATCCCGCATCTGCTGCTCTTGGCGAGCTTTCTTCCATCCGCCTTGTTGAAACATAACCTTTTCACATTGGCCCAACACCATACGCTTAGCTCGCGTATAAGCAGAAGAAGCCCAAGCAAATGCTAGAAACTCTTCATTATCATGAAGCAGCTCAGCGATATGATCATGGTCCGGGTTATGTAAAGGGCCACCGAGCGTAAGAAAATTAGCAACAACCCATTTCTTTAGGTCTGGTGCCGGTATTAAACGGATTGCTTCCTCTTCTTCAGCCTGATCAATAAAATCAGTTGGTGGAAATGGTCTGATCTGATCCATCTTCAATTCTCGCTAATTCGTCTTTAATCCAGTTAATGACATATCCCGACAAAACAGAATCTGGATGAAAGCGCTCTATTTTGTAACCCATCTCTTCAGCTTGATCATATCGATCAAGACTCCAGGCTTTATTAGCCAACTTTCCACCACGTCCACCAGACCAAGGCCCGCCCTCTCAAGTGAGAGTCTATTCTTTGCTGGAATACACCATGTTCAGGACAGGAAATATCAACTTTTACCCTATAACCTTTATACTTCGTATCTGAATAGTCGTACTTAAAATTATGTATCTTTTCAGCTTTCTTGACGAAGTTTTCTATTCGTATTTGATCTGCTTTCTCTTTTTCTTTAATATCTATCTGAGTCGTTTTGTTACCCTTAATAACATTATGATTAGAGCCCGATTTGTGCTTCCAACACTTTTCGGGTTTGTTCATTTATTATACCATAAATATATATTTATTAACTATTTATTAAGTATTTAAGGTCATCTGGACATGTGAGCTTCACACCATCCTTTAGACAAAAGATTTCGATATCATTTAAGAACTCTTTCATCTGTTTTGTAGTTGCTTCGGTGATGCTGATCCTATTAGCAACAAACTGCCGCAAAGCCTCATATTGGCTTGCACCCGTCTTTTTGAGTTCCTTCATAGTCCTGAAGGTTTCAGGATATTCACCAACATTGTCACGGTTATAAATTACTGAAAGATATTTGTATTTAAAGAATGATGAGGCCTCTTCTTTATCCAGACCTCTATAGTTTCCGTATTCAGTCATCCAGAGCCAATATAATCTTCGTTGTGCTGCTGAAAGGCTTTCTTGCTTACAAGTAATCGTAACAACCAAAGGCTTCCCTTCACTCGCTGCTTTAGCGTGATTAGTATTGAGATAGCCAATCACATAGTCGATGTCAGAATGGTTTTTGATGACGAATCTAGGTTCCATTTTGACCTCGCAATAAAAAAGACGCTGTTAAGCGCCTTTTTGAATTCTATATATGACCAGCAAGTCTTAATTAAAATTTAGCTAGAGTTTTCATGGCCGTATCCTCAGGGTTTATAGATAGTTTATTAAAGTAACTAGATATACATCAGAAACTTTAATTTACCTGAGAATTGATCTAAAAACAATCACTATCATTTTCAATTTTTAACATCCGCTCTGTTTTTTCTAACCAGCCATCGAATAGAGCTTCCGACTCTTGTCTTGTGCCTAATTGGTAGGTATCAAATAGGAAATGACACTTGTGGCAGAGAGGCACTGTAAACGCATCTGAGGCCTTAATTCCCTTCCCCTTGCCATGCTTGCCAGAATTAGAATGAGCCGCTTGTGAGTGAGGATAGCCACATCTAACGCATGGCAACTTTCTAATCTCGGCTAATCGCTTTGAATCACGCATGAAGATTACTTCTAATGTTCTTCACTTGCTCTTTGTGTCGCTTAATCTTCGCGTCAATATCAAGCATTTCTTTTGCAGTCATCAAGCCACGCGAAAGGTTCTGTAGCTTTTCTATTTCATTGCACAAAGCATTTAAATTCTTCTTCGCTTCGATTGTGTCCATACTCACACATCCTTAACTAATCTTTCAGCCACTACAATTGATATGTAAGATGAGTGGTTTACTCGTCCATTCTTAATAAATTCAATCTTTATGTGATTAAGTGCTTCAATTTCTTCTTCAAAAGCCTCAATTACATAGGCATACAATTCTTTATTAAAATTTGGATCTGCCAAATAATCAGATAGTGATTGTCTTGTATCACTTAAAATCTGATTAACAAAATGACGTCTAGACTTTTCGTTATTCTCTTTATAGAAGTCACTTGTGTAATCTTCTGGACCAGAATGATAAATCATTTCGTAAATAATCATGTTCACCCCAAGAAATGCCAGAATATCCAGATAATTGCTGCACAGAATGCAAGCCAGATACCAACCTTAAAACCCTTAATGAACTTTGGCTCTTCAAAGCCTTCCATAAATTCGTCATGCAGATCATTGTGAGCAGTATTCCACTCATAAATGTCCTGTTTTTCTTTTGGCGTCATGTAAATCTGAGCTTGCTTTTGTGTATGTGTTTTTGCATTTAAACGCTTAGCTTTCTTCTGTTTTCGATTCATAAACACCCCAAAAAGAAAACCTCCCGAAGGAGGTTGTGCATATCTTCACTACTTAGATAAAGAAATAAAGTATTTATTTATAGGGTCATAAACTTTATTCCATGTATTAAATGAAAATGTAATACTCTCTTCATACTTTGGATACTCAAACCCCAACAATAAACTATTTTTGTAAATAGCTTCACTTATCTGTCTTAAGTATTTCAAAATAGATAGATTATTTTCATCAAGATCCTGAATATTTTCTGGGAGCAGCTCAATATCATTATTTAACTGCTTTAAATTGAAGTTAATTTTTTTATTAGCCTCAAATGCATACCCATCCACATCAGTGCGCATATTAAGGGTTTGAATTGATAAACAAGCCATAGATTTTCCTCATTGATCCTAAAGATTAATATTTATCTTGATGCAATGAGATTAAAATTTCAACACCTAAATTCAATCTAAGTTATTGTTCGATATAGCAAATTTTTTATCTTCCCACACTTTCTGCATTCTTTCTGATTAAACATGTCTGAGTCATATTCCCATACGTGAATGCAAAATACTTGCTTGATGATTCGGAGCATGTGACCTCCAGAAATGCAAAAAGCCCATCGAATGATGAGCTTTATATTTGGTGAGAACCCTTGAGGCTTACAGACTATTTCACTCTAGGGCATATTTAATCTCAATTGGCGAAAGACGCTGTAAGAATCCATCACCTTAGTGACCTACATACAACTTAAGCCACTCTAACATAAAAGTACCACGTGGCTTGCGCAAGGTCAACTGGTTTATTTCACTCTGTTTTTTAAATCAAATCGAATGAATGGGTATCTGCAATGCATAGCTGCTAAGCCTAATCTTACATCTTCACGTGCATCATGCTGTGTTCGAAGGATTGTCGGGTTGTCTACTCGCCCAACTTTGATAACCATCTCAGCCCATGAATTTCCATAGAAGTAACGATCAATTACAGCATCCAACCATTCATCCAAGATTTCAGATTGCCCCTGCATATCCAAAATAAGGCGCTGTACTGCACGTGCTTCATTGTCTGTAATTTCACAAGTAATGCCCTTGCCTCGACCTTTGGGAATTACTACATCATCTGAACATAACCAGTCAGCCATGATCTGATCTTTTCCTTTCACCTCTTGCTTACGCTTCTTAGCTGCCTGATCCATAGCGACAGCAATCGGATTTATGCTCTTACCACAAGTTCCAGAGTTTGAGTACATCCATGCCCCAAACTGATAAAGCCATTCTTCAAGACTGTATTTAGTCCAGTCTGTTGTTTGCATAATGTGATTCACTGCCGCATTCATACCCTTACCCCTACTTGCCAAATACCGTCATTAAAACTAGTGCCACCATAAGTACCGAAAAGATAGTTACGACTGCCTTGTTATAGTCCATCAAGCCACCTTCTTCCCGTTCATTCCCCAAACCAACATTGCTGCATCACGAACTTCTTGATTCGTTCGGCCTTGCCAACCTGTGATTTTGTTGAACTGTTCTGCATTAAGTTTTGATTTAGTCGGCTTAACCAGTAAAACCGCCAAACCTAAAGCCTGTGCTATTTCTGCTAATAAGATGCCAGTCGCATGATTCATCCCAACACGTCTAGCGATCTGCTCATTCACCTGTCTTGAGTGATTACCACCTACTCTGAAATTGGCTTTCTTATTCTCCCAACCTGCCTCAATGACAACTTTCTTGATGCTGTCTTGCTCATTTCTGAATAGCTCCACAGTTTCTGGAAATGTTAGATTCTTGAGCTGTAGATCAGTTCCAAGAATGGCTACTCCCGACTTTTCTAAGTCGGGGTCTATGCCAATGATGATTTGAGCCTCTTTGAATGTGGTCATTGGTCATGCTCCCAAAACTTAGGTTGCCCAAGTCTTTTCCATTCTTCGTAGTGAGCTGGGCAAACATGCACATCATCAACAAAGTTGCCATCCTCATCTTTCATTGGCACTTGCTCTGCTAGCTTGTACGCATGGACATTGCAAAGCACACCATCACAAGTTTTTCCATTAACTGGATAATCGCAAAGCCAACTGCCTTCTTTCAGAATCGTTTCAGAGCAAACATTGCAGCAATATGGAGCAATCCACTTTGGCGACAAGGTGGTCCATACATAACGATTGTTTTGATCAAGGTAAGTTATTGGCATCCTTCCCCCTTGAGCGCTTGCTCTCCAACCAATTCATACTTGTTTGCGCCACATCCAAAGCAATGTAGAAGTGCATAACCATCTTTATCAGAAACTATTGCCTGCCATGGCTCTTTGCCACATTGTTTACACATGCCATTTATCATCGCTGCAATAGATTTCCCTTTCCATGCACCTAATTCTTGCTCAAGGAATTGCACCCGCTTTTGCAGCTTCAGCATGTTTATGCCTTGTTGGGTGTATAAGGTTTGCAGCTCGTCACGCTCTTGCTTGATCTTTTTAAAGTGAACTTCATGACCAATCACTTCACCGTGATGAGATGCTTTAAGCTCCTCCACTTTCGCTTGTTGGTGCTGCCATGCTTCCTGCCAAATTGCCCAGCCTTTCCCGCGTAGACTGTCAGGAGAATAGCGATATCCAAATTGAGATTCGTACCAATCCCAATTTTTCTTCATATCGTCATAGTTTGCTTCGTATTTCTCACATTCAAATCGTTCGAAAGCTTCTCTACACTTATCCATCTCAAACATCCTCCACTTTGCAATTCGGCGAAATGTGGTTTTCTATGTGGGAGTCGTCGCCTAGCAACTCTAGAAAGTTCTCGTGCAAGACTTTTGCAAACTCAGGATACAGTTCTTGTAAGCTTCCTACTGGCTTGGGCAAAGTTGGAAAGTCAATGCGGTGGCCTGCTGCGATTTCTTCATTAGATGCGGGATTGAACATTGCAGAACCATAAATACCCTGTAGCATTTTTAATTCTTTTGCCATCTTTTAATGGAACAACCTCAACTGCGTCTGTATATACGTAAACCACTTTCCACAATGATTTTGACTTGCTGGGTTGGTTGAAGGTATTTCGCTTAACCAGTATTTGATTAACTTTAAACTCACTCATGGCTGGCTCCTTTTAAATCAGGCAGCATCTCTAGACACTCTTCGATGTAATCCGAATTGCCACCCAAGTAACCGTCAGAAAAGTCTTGATGGCAGAAGAAATCAGAACCTAGTTCAATAATCTTTTGACGCTGCTCAGCAGGAACTAAGAACAGCCATTCCGTTTCACAAAAACCATTGCCACGCAATAATTTAAGGTCTAGAAGCTCATAGCCCTTTTTGCTCAATTCTTTTTTAATATACTTAGTGCTCATTGTTCTTCTCCGTATATTGATTCGTGGTCTTTGATAGCGCGCTCCAATCTCACCCAGAGATCAACACCTTCTGCATCTGATGGTCTGAGCTTATAAACTAGCTTTGCTCCACTAATACCTTCGTGAAATTCGATAATGTCCAAAGACTCCACAAGACGCTTGAGGTCTTCCAATAAGATCAACTCAATCGCATAATCTTCTGACCATGAATTAGTTTCATTGTGGTAGTAAGCAGTAGCATTTGATCTTTTGAAAATGTAGTTACCTGTCAAAGTGCAATAGCCGAAAACTGGAAATCCTGGCGCCCCCTCAACAACCTCTCTTGCCTTCTTTTCGCCAAAATCACGAATAAACTGTTCTGGTTTCATTGAGCGCACTCCAAAATTATTTCTGCAAGTGCACAGTTAGCACATCCTTCTCCATTGCTTGCATCGCGTAAATAAAAGTACCAATCCCCATTTTTATAAGCATTGATAATGACTTCTGCTGCTTTTTTCTTAACTTCTAAAAGATGTGTTCCTTCTGGAAATTTAATTATTTTTCCGTGCTCACCGTGTGGTCCTGAAGAAATATCTAATTCATGAATTACTCTCGTTTGACCAAATCTGTTTTTAATCTTCTGTGAAGTGATGATTACAGTGTTGTAGCAAAAGTTGTCATAGGTCCCGAGACCTTCAAGAAATTGCATTTCATCATTTACAGCTGAAGTAGTCTTGATCCACTCTCGCTCAAACACATCTCCCAAAGTCAGCACATCTCTACAAGAGCACTTATGGTTGCAAGCCAACTCAGATAAATAACCTTCTTCTTTCACAATCTTTCCGTTTTGATATGAAGTCTCAGTGATTACTTTTTGCTTAAGAAGTCCTGTAAGTCTTACTTGCTTTCCAAATTTCATACCGCCTCCTTGTAACGTTTAGTCATGGCTTCCTGCTTAAACTGGTCTAGCATTTTCAGCTTTCTTAATTTCTCGTAGAGGTTCGCTGCTGCTCTTGTTTCTTTATTGCGAGTACCGAGGTTGTACGCTCTACGCAGCTTCATCATTGAGGTGTAATCTACAAATTCGATCATGCTTTCAGCTCCCCTTTAACATTCAGCAAGTCCTTTGCAAATTGAGTTGCTTTGTAAGTTGCGTATGAATCTTTTTCTAGGTACCCACTTTTGATTAGCTCTTGGACATAGCATTGAATAGTGTTGTTAGGTGCATCTAACACATAGTCACGTAAATCCTTCATAGTGAAAGGCTCAGTCGCATGCGTTGCGAACAACAAAATGTCAAAAATGTTTTGGAACGCGATTACTCTTTGTTTTGGATTCATGCCGCACCTCACACTATCGCTTCACATGATTCTGAACATGATCCAGACTCATATCGCTTGCTGCTTCTTAACGCTTTATAAAGCTCGTCACGATCATGATCTTTGAATGCTTCAATCACATCACTCATGTGTAAGCGCTCTCGATACATACGATGGTGATTGTATTTACGCCCTTCAGATCTGACCTCTGCACCTTGAGTTACTTCAATCCATTTCACCGCTTGTTCAGGCTCATCTTTTGCAGCAAGAGCAACCTTAGGCAGATGTTTTTTAATGCAGAAAACGCAATTACCTAAGTGCTCGGTAATGGCCAAGTCGAATGGCTGCTCTTCCCACCAGTCAAGAATTTGATCTTTATCCAACTCGCAAATTTCAGCTAAATATCTGAAACCTGATTTTTGGTGCGAGGCTTTTTTGTGAATTGGCAGACTCAGCTTTTCAAGCACCTCAATCGGCAGACGTTTTGATTCATCAAATCGAATACCGATCCAACGCTCAAAATTATTTTTTCCAAACACATCATTGCAATACTTTTCAAAAGGCTCTGTTTTCATTCGAGCGGTGCAAAAAGGCATGTCGTAGTATGGGCTTCCGTACTTTTTCAACATTTCTTTCCAGGGCTCTAAATCTTGTTTTAGATCATCGATTGCAACGATTTTATAGCTCACACCTTTATTCATTTCTGGATCAACAACTGTGCGCAAGCAAACAAGATCAATGGCCCAATGCTTCACAATATCTCTAATAAACTGATAAGTTGCCGGATGCTCTGCTCCTGTATCCATGAATACAAAATGTGCGTCGGGATTGTCTTTAAACAAATAGACTAGATACGCTGAAGTTCTTCCACCCGAGAAACTGATAACTTTTTTCATGCCGCACCTCTCTCTTCCACTGGGAATGACATCCCAACGAAACGGCAAATATCTAAACGGTCTTGAACATTCACAGATCCACGCTTGCCATGACGGTTTTTGGCAATAATTAACTCGGTTACACCAGTTGGCGCATTAGCCTCTTTTTCAAGGATTGGATGAACCATGATGATTTGGTCTGCATCCTGCTCGATCTGTCCAGAATCTTTAAGATCACTTGCTACTGGCTTGTGTCCTTCTGCTCCACGGTTTAGCTGAGCCAATGCAATTACTGGGCAATCAAACTCTTTTGCCATAGCTTTTAAGTCACGACTGATTGATGCAACTTCTTGAACGCGATCCTTCTTAGATGGGTCTCGGATTAAGCCGATATAATCAACAATGATGCACCCCAAAGCCTTGTACTTGCGCTTCGCTTTACGTGCATAACTTTGGATTTCAGCAATCGTTGGCTTTTGCTTTTCTTCAATAAAAATTGGCAGGTTTCTAAATTGAGCAATAGTTGCAGTAAGCTTCTCAAACATCCCGTCATAGATTTCACCGTTGTGAAGATTGTTATACGGGATTGCACCTAATGCTGAGATCATGCGGTTGGTTAGGGTCGGCGTATCCATCTCAGCAGAGATGAACAATACTGGCATGTTGTAGCGCTTAGCAGTTTGCATTGCACACATCTGAGCAAGAGTTGATTTACCACTGCCCGGACGACCACCAATTACGCAAAAATGACCCTTTTCAATTATTCCCAAAAGATTATCGAGATGAGGAATATTGAACTGAACACCTATGAAGCCCTTTTGCTCCTTCTGAGCAATCTTTTTCTCAAATCGCTCAAGTGTTTTTTCTAAAGCTTGGTTAAAATCAAAACCTGTTTGCTTTTGCTCAATAGAATTACTAGATGAACTAAATAAATTCTCAGCAGCCAAGTAAACATCAGTGATAGTCAAATCTTTAGCGCACTCCGCAATCGAGAGACCAATATCTTCAACTTCACGATGCTGCTTAAGTTTATTCAGCTCAGCAACAAAGTATTCCAGATGGTGTACGCTACCAACTGCACTGTTAAGTTCAATTAAATACTCTTCTCCACCAATATCATTGAGAAGGTTCCGCTCTTGTAGATGCTTGCAAACAAACACTGAGTCATATGGCTTATCAGCATTAGCAAGCTCGACAATTGCCTTGTAAATAATCTTGTGACGACCAGCGTAAAAATGTTCTTCGGTAAGATCATTTGCGACAACCTCAAGGGAATGGCTCACTGTCATCAAAGCGACTAGCACACTCTGCTCAATTGTCATATTTTGAATGTTTGTACTCATTACCAGTCTCCATATTGCAATTGGGCATTAGAGAAATCAGGAGCTACCACAGGGTTGTTGACTTGAAACCAATACTCGTTTTCCCATTGTTTTTGGTTTAGCCAAACGCTAGGTGATGGAATGAACTCACCATCCTGCTTTGTCCATGAGACATCAGATTTTTGTTTTTCAAGAATTGAAAGAAGTGTTTCAATCGCAAAACTTCCTTCATGCTTTGTGAAAGTTTTATAAGTGCCAGACTTGTCTGATTTACGTTTACAAGTTGGATATGCAGACCAGAACTTCTCGAAATTCTCGGAATACTCATTTTTCGCTTTTGATTTTTCGGTTTTCTCTCTTGGTAGGTTCTTTGGTAGATTCATTGGGAGATTCTGTATCCCAAAATTGGGATGGGTAGAGGTCCCGTTTTTGGGATGGGTAGGTATCCCAATTTCGGTACCAGTACCAATTTTGGTACCTGTACCAATTTCGGTACTGGTTGGTTGGTTTTCACGGCAATCAACACCAACTAATTTTAGTACACGCACTCCGTTACCAATTTTCTTGCCAGTGTCCAAAACAAGACCCAATTCAATCAAATCTGAAATAACTTTCAGAATAGTTTTTCTGTTTAGCAAAGTGTCTCTATGAAGTCTTTCTGCGCTTGGATAGCAAGTAAAATCCTCACCTGCTCTATCAGCTAGAGACACAAGTACCAATCTTTGAGTGGCAGAGTTAACAGGGGCCTTCCAAGCCCATAGAGTTGCATCTAAGCTCATATTAGGCTCCTCTTAAACTCTTCATAAGCATCGTTGATTTCTTCAATGAAGAATTCATCACTTGAAGCATCGTAAAGCCTTTGAAGATCGCCATATTGGCGTGCATATTTCGCACCTTCATAAACTTCATGCTCATACTCCCTTGTGAACCGCAAAACTGTAGGATTCATAGTAATGACGCTCCAAGTTACTTTTAGCCTCAGCTACAGCAATCGAGTTTTTTAAACTGCGTTCTGTTGCATAAGCCTCAACCGCTTTTTGAAACAAACTAATCTTCCGATTTAGTTCAATGTCTGCTAATATTTGATAGTTCATTTGGTCCTTCTCCGATTGAACATTGAGCCTGATCCACAAAATCAGGCTTTTTTATTTATCTAAATCCCCGTTAATCCCTTCTGGTTCCTCATCGAAGCTGACTTCAGTAGAGATATCCCGTACTAAAGCGCCTAATCCCAAGCGCTGAAAAGCTTTTGCTTGTAAATTAAAGACATGCCACTCACCTACGATTTCTTTCTCAAGCAAGAAAGCCAAATAGCTGGCAAGGTCTTTTTCTTTTACAGAAGCGAGTGTTTTAGCTCGTTCATGGATTTCGGGAGATAAACGCACATGCGTAGATTTTTTTTCAAGGCTCATAAAACTTTCCTTATGCCGCTAAATGTTTTGGATTTGCTTTATCGAGTAGCCATTCTTGAGTCACTTTCCCGTTACTGTGCTCAGCAAGAATCTGTGCGTAGTTGGTTTCACCTGTGTAATCAGTACGTGGCAATACACCTTTCTCTGCCATCTTTCTTACAGCAACGTAGGAGATCCCAAGTAAAGATGCTGCGTTGGTTCGCCCACCAACAGCATCAATGGCTTGTTGAATAGGATTCATATCTTAAACCTTATTTAAACCTAATTAATATTTTTATTAAACCATGAGTTAAAATTATTTTCAACCTATGGTTGCTTACAATTTTATATTTTTTATACGAAAATTTAACCAAAGGTTTCACGCGATGAAAGTTATGAGCACAATGGTTGAGCGCATTCAGGAAGCACTGAAAGCAAAGAAATTATCATGGTCTAAAGCTGCCACAATGATTGGCCTGACTCCTCAAGCGCCTTCTAAATGGAAAAAAGGACAGATTGGCAAAGAGACTTTGGATAAGTTGGCCGAACTTTTAGAAGTTGATGCCGGATGGCTTCTAAACGGAAAGAAAAAACAAAATTTAACCAACTTCAACATGCAAGAATTTATGGATAAGCACGGTCTATCCAAGAAAGATGAATCATCATTTGATGTGAATGACATTCAAAGCGTGTCAGTAGTTGAGTATGGTGGGGATGATGGATTTATCTGGATTGATGTGGTAGAGGCAAGTTTTTCTTGTGGCACAGGAGAATCTATAGAGTTTCACTTTGATGTGATCAATGGAAAACAGCCATTCCCACCTAGTTTTTTTAAACAAAAAAATGTTCATCCTGATTGCATGCGCATCATCAAGGCTAAAGGCGACAGTATGGCGGACAAGATTGATGATGGGGATTTGGTTGGCATTGATATATCCCAAACCGACATTATTGATGGTCAAATTTATGCTGTTTACTTTGAGGGTGAAGGCATGATTAAGCAGATTTTCAAGGAAGAAGGCGGGAAACTGATTCTGCACAGCCTAAATCCTAAATACAGAGATCGTGAAGTCACGGAGCAAAATGGATTGAATTTTAAAGTTATGGGTCGCCAATTTTGGCGTGCAGGTTAAAAAAGGAGAATGGAATTGGACAACGCAAAATTACCAATCAACCAGATTATTGCCCGTATTAATGATGCTGCGAAAAATGGAGAGGCGTTAGTTCTAACTGCTGAAGAAGTAAGAATCCTTTCTAAAGATATCGGCGATAAGGTTTTTATTCCTGTACTTACGAATGAACAAGTCGTTCAGTTGGTAAAAGAAGGAAAACTGGGGCAGAAGATGAATAACACCAAAGATTAATAAACTGTGACCCGACGCAGTCCTTTAGAACAGATCGGGTGGAAAATTTTAAAAGGGGTTAGTAATGGCGAGAGAATATTCGATATCAAAAGCACGTATGCTTGAAATCCTTCAGGAAACAAAATGTGTTTATGATGATATTGATTTTTCACATGAGCCAGGCTCTGATTACATCCATTTTCGTGCAAACCAAGTATTTAGACTTGATACTGGGGCAACAATACCGGGTGCGTCTGTTGTTTTTAGAAGTGTTAGGACGCCAGGGTTCGTGCGGCACTCACTAGACCTTCGCATACGTCACCTAAATGTAGAAAACATAGTCCTCCAAATTGAAGTGCTTCCGTTTGACATCCAGCACCCAACTCACAGGGAGCCAGGCTTAACTTTACATGGTTCTCATTTATTGAAGGCCACACAAACGATAGGCTATGATAGAAACACTGATAATTGGACGTGGTTCCAGTGGCTTTCGGAATTTGAAAGACAAGCCAATTTACAGTGTTATGGCAATAAATATGAACCTTTTATAGGAGAACTTTTCTAATGAATTCAAGTATAAAAGATTCAATCAAAAAGCTTGGCTTCCATTTCTATCATGCTGATGATGAGCATCTGTGCGTCACAACCCCTCAAACCTTTTCGTCTGGAAAGCCTGCTTGTTATTTTATTTCACAAAATAATAATAAAATAATTTTAAATGACTTTAGCTTGAATTTTCATGCTATGAGTGACTGCTTGCCTCAACCTGAAAAGACTGAAAATATTATTTCTCGGTTGGTGAGAAACACTCATACAAATGGCCTAATTAGATTTGAAAAACATCGTATATGGTGTAAAGCTGATGTTCAGGATGTGGAGTTTGCTATAGGTCATTATTTAAATGTGCTTGGAAGGCTGACTTCTTACGAGGCTAAGCCATCTGCTGATCAAGAGCTTGAGGAAATTCTTTCCGAAATTGAAAGTTTTTTGCTTTATAAATTTGGTAAAGATAATTTAATCTTAAGACCAAAAGTCATTGGTCACACAGGTACCACTTACGATTTTAACTATCAAAGTGGCTCTAAATTTATTGATTACGCCAAACCTGAGGCAGAGAGAACAGGAAAATTACTCAGAAAAATGCTTGATGTTCAGAATATTCAGAATGATGCTGAGTTTCAAATTATTCTTGAAGATAGAGTTAATAGGGATCATTTTAAGCGCGAGGCTGAAATTTTAGGCAATATGGCAAGTATTATGCCTGCAAGCAGCATCCTCTCTTAATAGTCGCCCCACCACAACAAACAACCCACCACCACGGTGGGTTTTCTTTTGTCTATTAAAGCATATTTAAACCTAATCATAAATTATTTTCACCTATGGTTTAATTTATGCTTGCTTTTATTTTATACCTTTGGTTTAATAAATCTCACAGACAACAAAAAAGTCCCAGACATCTGACCGACGGGACTTTTACTCAATGAGTGAGAAGATTATGACACAGAAATTCGAAATTAAAAATCGTTGGACAAAAGAAGTCCTTTTTACCTGTGATATTCCTGAAGGAATGGAATCAGGAATGATTGCTCGTCATGCAGTTGAGGCTGCGATAGCTGCCGATGCCGACCTTTACGATGCCAACCTTCGCGGTGCCGACCTTCGCGATGCCAACCTTCGCGATGCCGACCTTCGCGGTGCCAACCTTCGCGGTGCCGACCTTCGCGGTGCCAACCTTCGCGGTGCCGACCTTCGCGGTGCCGACCTTCGCGATGCCAACCTTCGCGATGCCGACCTTCGCGGTGCCAACCTTCGCGGTGCCGACCTTCGCGGTGCCAACCTTCGCGGTGCCGACCTTCGCGGTGCCGACCTTCGCGATGCCAACCTTCGCGATGCCGACCTTCGCGGTGCCAACCTTCGCGGTGCCGACCTTTACGGTGCCGACCTTCGCGGTGCCAAAGCTGCACCACTATTCGTCTACGGCTTGTGTTGGGATGTGATTATAAGTGGCTTAGGAAAGATGCGTATTGGATGCCAGGAACATTCAGTTGCTGATTGGAAGTCATTTGATGATGCACGTATCACTAGAATGGATAGCGAAGCACTTGAGTTCTGGAATCAACACAAATTAATGCTTTTGAATATGTGTGATAGCTACGTTCATCCAGTTGAGGAGACTAGCAATGATTCAGAATAAATATTCAATCAAGCAAGCTTTCATTGATGGCACATCAGGCTTCTTATTGTTTTGGATTGTTTTCTTCTTGTTTGTTGGTCTTCTTCGTTCATGTGCCGACGAGCAACACGTCAACGAACTCAAAGCAAAAGAAAACCTTTATGTCCGCGTTCAGGTTGAGGGGGTGGAGTGATGAATTCTAAAGCTTTATGCCTACAAGCAAACCCTAACCTTTATTGCAAATCAATTGGCGGTGGAATGTTCCAGTTTTACCAAATCTTTGAAGGTCAATACTTCTTTGCTAACTCAGCTAAAACTGAAAAGGCTGCATGGGATTTAGCTCTCAAGAAGTTGGAACAAGACAAGGAGCCCTCTCATGGATAACTTTCAAGAAATAATCAACAAATCAGTTGAAGAAAGTCGGGTTCAAATTGCTCATACCGCTGGTCATCTTGCTGTAGCTCATCAAGCATTTGCTAATGATTACCTTCTAAATGTGGCAAATCAAACTTTATTCATGCTTGGAACTACTCTTACAGCTGAAGAGTTTGAGACGGAAATTGAAGGTTTAAAAAAGCATTTAATTGAATCTCTGAGAGGTAACAACTCATGAATATGTTCGCTAAACCAGAGTTGCTGTGCCCTTCTTTTCCTTACTTGGATTTGTCTACAGACATCCAAGTTGAAGGTGATACGGTTTATTTCGACCTAACTTACGGCTGCAATGTTCTTAACTGTCAGATCAAAGCTGAAACAACATACGACACACGTGAAGTTAATGAACAGTTCAGTAGTTGTGCACTTGACCAAGAATATGAAGTGCTTGTGGTAGACACAAGAACTCATGCTGTAGTGACTGATAAAGACGGCATAGAGTCACCGATTGGTTTGCGTTTCAAGCTTACAGACGCACAAGTAAACAGCTTAAACGAACAACTTAAATACTACGCCGAAGAATTGGCAGATGAAGAAATTGGAGTGGCGTGATGGGAACTAGACATTTAATTTGTGTGCAGTACAACAATGAATACAAAGTTGCAAAATACGGTCAATGGGATGGTTATCCAGAAGGTCAAGGTGCTGGAATATTAGAATTCCTAAAGGGGGAATTTAACAAACCTATTTTTATTCAGAAACTCGACAACATTTTTGAACCTACAGATGAGCAAGTTAAAGCTTGGTACAAAGAGGCTGGCAATACTCGTGATGATGGTTATGTTGACTTTGACGTATCTAAACGTTTTTCAGATAAATACCCTTCTTATTCACGTGATGCTGGATCAGACATTTTGGGGATTATCCAAAATTCTGAATCACCTATTCCAATGCGCAAGTATCTTGAATTTGCTGCTGAATCACTTTTTTGCGAATGGGCGTATGTAATTGACCTAGATAAAAACACTTTTGAAGTTTTTCAGGGTTTCAATAAGTCGCCTTTAGATAGTAATGAAAGGTTCGCTTCGGTTACCTCACCAGATAGCAATGAAGGTTATTACCAAGTGAAATTTTTGGAATCATTTGATTTAGATAATTTGCCATCTGAAGAAGATTTTATTGCTCAGTTAGAACGTGAAGTGGATTAGGAGAAGATTATGAATGCGCCAGTGCAACACTCAGGACAAAACCCTTTTGCAGTAGCTGCTCCTACTACTCATGCAATGTCTACAGTTCAGTCTGATAGTCAACGTGCAATTGCAGAGGTTCAAGCTGCTTTAGTTATTGCTAAGCAGTTCCCACGCAACCCAATTGAAGCTTATGACCGGATTATGAACGCTTGTCAGCGTCCCGGGTTGGCTCAATCGGCTGTTTATTCTTATGCTCGTGGTGGTAGTTCAGTTACTGGTCCATCAATTCGACTTGCAGAAATGCTTGCTCAGAATTGGGGAAATATTCAGTACGGTATCCGTGAATTATCTTCTGAGAATGGCGAATCAACGGTTGAAGCATTTGCTTGGGATGTTGAGACAAATACCCGTCAAACAAAGGTATTTCAGGTTCCACATATTCGCTATACACGCAATGGATCTAAAAAATTAACAGATCCACGCGATATTTATGAATTGGTTGCAAACAATGGTGCTCGTCGTCTACGTGCATGCATCTTAGGTGTAATACCTGGTGATGTGATTGATGATGCAGTTAATCAGTGTGAAAAAACAATCCATGCAAGTGCTGATACTTCACTGGAAGCGGTACAAAAACTTGTTGTTGCCTTTGAGCAATTTAACGTCACCAAGAAAGACATTGAAGATTACATTCAGCGTCGTCTTGATGCTATTACAGCAGCCAATATCGTTGCGCTTCGCAAGATTTTCACTAGCTTACGTGATGGCATGAGCTCACCTAAAGACTGGTTTAAAAATGTCACTGTGAAGGAAGTTGGAGAAGTTCAGGAAGTTAAACCAACTGTACCAGACAACGAGTTTCCGGTTCTCTTAGAGCAGATCAAAGCCGATGCAGTTACTAAAGAGTATGTATTAGAAGGCTATGCGCTTACTAATGCACAAATAGCTGAGGTAAATGCACTATGAAGCTATTCCGATGCTCAAGCCTACATAAGCTTGTAGGGGACCCTAAAACTAAAGGCTCAGCTCTTAGTGATACAGCTAAGATTGAGATCAGAACAATCGTTAAAGAGGACTTGACTACGTTCAAGTCTTTCAAAGGCAACCAGTACACAGCTAAGGGCAATGCGCTTGAAGAAATTGCAATTAGCTTATCTGGCAAGGTTCGTTTTCGACAGTACTTGAAACATGAAGGCCGTTTGGAAAATGAATTGATCACAGGTGAATGCGACATTCTTGACCTAAATAACAAGTTGATCATCGACACTAAATGTACTTGGGATATTGGCACTCACCCTTTCTTTAAAGATGAAGCAGAAGAAAAGGCAAAGAAAGCCGGCTATGACTGGCAGATGCAAGGCTACATGTGGCTTTACGACTGTGAAATTGCAGAGGTTGATTTCTGGCTATTCCCTTGCCCAATTGAACTTACTAAAGATTGGGATGACAGAGAGCAGCTAATTGATTTAGTTGAACGTATCGATCTTCGAGAACGTTTAACAACTGTCACCTACAAACGTGACGAAGCAATGATCCAAAAGATCAAAGACAAAATTCCACACGCTCAAGAGTACTACTCAAAGTTATATCAAGAGCGCATTAAAGCAAAGGTGGCAGTATGAAAATGAAAGAGCTTCGCCTAAAGATTAAGGAAAAGAAAGCTGAGGTTGATCAGCTTCAAGAGCAGTTTGATACTCGCCGCAAATCAAGTGGAAATCCGTCGCTGATCTTTTACGAAATTCAAAGCTTGTCTTACAGAATTAATGATAAGTCAGTTGAACTTTATGAACTAGAAAACCAATACAAAGGCTTGCAGATTAAGTATGCATATCTTATCGGCATCCCTTTAACAGTAGTTTTAACACTTTTAATAGAATTTTATAAATGGGTGGCAGCATGACAGATTTGAAGAAGGAAAGAGAACTAGAGGATCAAATTGAAGATTTCAAGAAAGAAGCTATGGAGCTTTGGTTTGTGCCTAATTTAGCTGACACGTACAAAAATAAGGACCTATTCAGCTATTCAATTATAGATGGTGAAGTCTTCTTTATGCGTGAACAGACTCGACAGTTATGGAGTTTTTGGAATAAAGCCAAAGCTCAGGCGGTGCCAGATACTCAACAAAAGCTTACTGATACATATTATTTGGAAGGCTCAGATTATGTAGTTGATTGCCCTTTCGAATATGACATTGAAATAGATAAGGGAGAAGTGCTTGAGTTGCAAAAATGGCAACGTACTGAGTCAACAAAAGTATATTTTGCAAATATCTATAAAGATGAAGATAACTTTGAAATTCTTCAATTCGCTTCAAAAGCCGAAGCTGAAAATGCAGTTGCAGAAAACTTGAAGTTTTTAGAAGCAAGCGAATCGGGGCTGAGGGATGAGTAGAATTCACGCATTGTTCGACAAGGCTTTCAAAGACGGTGGTCTAGATTTACGCACGTTAATGGAATCATTTGACGTGCGCTTTGAAAATCTAAGTCTTGATGATGTTCGCTTTATCGAGTCGGAATGCCGAGAGGTTCGTCAAAAATTTGAAGATGCCGAAAAGGTGGATTGTTATAAAACCAGAGAGCTGTTTTGGCTCGGCTTTGATGATACTGCTTACTTCTCAGTGGATGAAATTGAGCAGGTGAAAAAGCTAGCAAATGAAATGATTTTAAAGGGTAATTTCGGTTTTGAGATTAAAAAGATTCGTATCTCTCAAGCTGTTTTAGAAGGTCATATTAAAGACCGCAAACAATGGGAGAGAGAATAATGAGTGAAGTTAAAGCGGAAAGTAAGGAGGGGTGAATGGGAGCACATAAATATATTATTACTGTAGAATCTGATATTCCCCCTCAGATACTACTTGGTCAAAACCTTGGTGGCGCTATTGTCACCAAGCTTGAGCAAGAAAAGGTAGAGCTTGTAAGTGCTGCTGATTTGGCAAAGGTATACAACTTGAGTGTTACTACTATTCGAGAAAAGCTTGTCTCAATCAACCAAGGCACAGGCGGGAAACACATGTATGATCCTGAGCGAGCACGACAAATACTAACTAAAAAAGATGCAAACAAACGTGGTAGAAAGAGAGCTAACTAGCTCTCACTACTATTAAACATTTCTACAAGGTCTTGAGCATTAGGGTTGTAATAAGTGTTAATTAAAATACCAATAGTCTTATGCCCTGTTATTTTTGCAAGTACTTCAACTGGCAGTTTCCTTTCTCGAACCATTCTTGTAATCGCTTCATGTCGTGTGTCATGAAAGTTAATATGCTTCAAATCAGCAGCATCACGAATTTTTATCCATGTTCGTTTGAAAGTTTCAGCTTTAACAGGCAGTAGAATGCCGGTGTCTGACGGCAGTATTGATAGAAGTCTTTTTGCCTCTTTAGATAAGGGCACATTCCTAGACTCACCATTCTTCGTCATAGGAAGGTGGACAAATCCGTCTTTAATGTCCTCTCTTCGCATACTAAGAATTTCGCCTTGTCTCATTGCTGTTTCAAGTGCAAATAGCATTGCCCAGCATACATAATGCTTTACGAACCTTGGAGGGGTGTTTTTATCCCACTTGGCTTGTTGTAGAACTTTTTCTTGATCTTCAAGAGTAATTCGCTGGCTTCGACTTTTTCCTTTTTCGGGCTTAATTACGTTTTGCCAAACATTAGATTCAATTAAAAACAACTCTTTTTGAGCATAGGTAAATATTGAGGAAAAAATAGAGAACTCATATAAGACGGTTCCATTTTTTACTTCGAGTACCCTTTTATTTCGCCACCTAGCTATATCACTTGGCTTGAAGTCATATATTGATTTAGATGCCAACTCGCCAACAATTCGTTCCAGATTGTCTAACTTATTTCTAATGACATGCTTTGATCTTAATTTAATTCCCTTTTCTGCATAGTATTTTTCGCAAAGCATCTTAAAAGGGTAAGGTGTCTTTATCCCCCTTTCTTCTTGTACTTTTCCAGATTTCAACTCAAGTAGCTTCATGGCTGCCCATTGCTCACATTCTTTTTCTGTGTCTCTGGTGCATGAATATCTTTTGTTTTCGTAGGTCACAGTAATACGATACGTTTTCCCACGCTTGATAGGTTTAGGTAATTTCATTCTTGGTGCAGATTTGGTGCAGATTACTTTTTATTTTACTCAATTTATAAAAAAAATAGTCAAAATAATCACCATATGGTGCAAATATAGGTGACTAAAACAGGTTAATTTAACCCACAAAAACATTATAAGTTATTGATATTTAATAGGTATAAAATTATGAGGATAATTTTTAACTCAACTTTATCAACAATATGTACAGCATGTGGGCTAAATAACCTTTTTAATTATATTGTGGGTATAAAACTATTCTTTTGTGTTGATAAACCATTTGCAATAACAGCTTGATCATAAATTCTAGCTTCAGCAAGTGCAAATGGATTGAAATTTTCATGAGTAAGTAACTCTGCAATATGCCCTACCACATTCATATGGCAAACAACCACAATCGACTCATAAGGAATTTGAGATAGCCATTCAATCGCTTCTTTTGCATCATCGTCAGGCTTAATTTTGTCGCATAACAACACTGGCACATCTTTAAAATAGGTCTGGATATGCGCCAACGTTTCCTGAGCACGCAGCAAAGGACTAACAACAAAAATATCTGGTTTTACAATATCTTTTAAAAACGTTGCCGTTTGCTCGGCCTGTGCATGTCCACGCGCAGTCAGAGGACGTTTAATATCATTACCATTTACTGGCGGAGCAGCTTCCCCATGACGAACTAATGTCAGTTGCAT